ATTATCAGATTTTCAGCATTATGTACTATAGTCTGTCTTATACAAATATCTGGATCTCCTGCAATTCGAACAAATGCGCAAATGTGTTCTTTTATTATTCCCATAATTGATTCAGCTATTTGTCTAGAATCACCTGCAAGTACCATACCATATTCTTTTAAAACTAATTCAATATATTTTGTAAGCAAAGGTAAATAATAAATTTTAAAATCTATAATATCTTTTTCATCTTGATAATATGGACTCATAGATGCCGATAAAACAGGTAGTATGTTTCTAATAAACTGTAATAATTTAGCACTTGTAGTAATAGGAGGATGTGCAGCACGATACATATGAAGAATATAGTCATGAATCACCTTATACATATCATCGATAGGACGTCTACCATTACGGATTTCAATTTCGAGACGTCTATAATCATCAATATTGGCTCCAATTAGTTGGTTTTTATTAATTAACGCAGTTATAATATTTAAAAGAACTACCGCTTGCACATTAACAAACACTTGTTCTCTTTCTTTATCATCCATATAATCTAATCTAGCCATTGTACTGTCTATTTTGTTCGATGCAGCAATACTTTTATCTGGTTTCTTTATATCAGCATGTGCTAATAGTTGTTTATGACCTGCTTTTGCAGTATTATCACGTACATGTTGCGGTATATCTCCAAGTGTCTCACTGAGAGGTAGTCTAGTAAACTCATGATTCACAAGTTGTTGCATTTCCGGAGGACGTCTGTTTATTGCTTTTTGGCGTATCGTTTGTAAATCATGAAGTATGACTTTTGGGGCATCTATTATTGCAAATTTAGTTTCATAAATTTTTCGCGACAGTTTAGTATGAAGAGTACACGGTTTAAATATACCACAAGTATGTGAACTAAATATTTTTTGTAACTCGCCTATTATGTCATATATATCTATAGGTTGTTCTGCCATATATACATATAAATAATATTAAAATATAACACTTAGAATAAAAAATAATAGTAACTATATTTTATTCAATACATTACATTACAGTACAATAAACTCTATTTAAATAATTTACTTATTTACTTATTTATTTATCACCTGAAGGTAGTTTACCAGATAAAGCTGCAAGTGCTGACGGATTCAACTTAATCGACCCAAATTTAGATGATGATGGTTTTTTCTCTTTGGATTTATCTCCCTCACTTGTAGCTTCACTTGCAGCCGCGGTTGCCCCCACAGTTGCCGCTTTTTCTTCCTTAGTCGATTTTGCCTTTTCCGCCGAAAGTTTCGAAGACGATTCTTTCATTCCTAATTTAGACTTTTCTATTATCGCCGCAGCTGCACCCGGTTCAGCAGCAACAGCACCTGTGCTTGGTAGTTTAACAGCCGAAAGTGCCGACTTCTTCTTTAATGTAATACCTTCCGATTTATCCAACTTTTCTAAATCTTTATCACTATAACCCTTTACACCAGCAACCGCAGCTTCAGCACCCATACTCTCACCTTTACCTTTACTCTTGCTCTTACTCGCTTTATCCTTCGCTTTCGAACCAAATAGTTTTGACAGTTGTGTATCAGAACCCTCCAATTCGGCAGCCGACAATCCTAAACTTGTACCCTTTTCTCCCAATAATTTCAAGTCTGATTCTTTTGTAGGCCTGTATGACATTTTACCCTTGCCTACTCCTGCGCTCTCACCCTCCTCAAGCATCAACTGCGATGCAACCATTTGAGCAGCTAATGTATCCTTGCGATTCAATTTCTCCTGAAACACATGAACCCCCGTAACGCTCTGGAAAACATCCTCAACATCGACACTTGCGATTTTTTTAAATACGAAATAACGGTTATAGAATGAAATCTGTTTCTCCTTAGGGGTCATAAATGGGGCGGAACCGTATCTAGTCTTTTGCTTAGGGTCTTGCTGTATTTCGCTCTCCATGACTGTGAATAATTCGGAGAACATGCCGGAACTATTTGGGATTCCTAATTTAACTGCCTCATCACGCTTCAACAGTTCAAAACCGTAGCTTTTCATAAGTTCCGTAAAATATGTAAAGTTCACCAAATATTCCTTGATTGTTTTGTTAATTGAGTCCTGATAAACGTCGATTGCATATCCTACACAACTAATATCAGGGTCATATGTTGTTTGGCTATATTCTTTTGTAACCTCCCAAATTTTATCACCATCGATATTTAAACCAATAGACTTTCCCCTTTCTAAAGAACGAAGAGCGTGAAACATCGACGCACCATCATAACAACTTCCGATAAAATATCCACCCACTTTGGTGCACTGACTTACATTTTTAAGAAACTGGTTTAATTTTTCTATATTTTCGAAGAAGTAGTGTAAGGCGAATTGACATGACGATATATTGAAACCATCGACAGCTTTTCCATATTGGCGGTAAACACCCTTCCCTAAAATAGACTCGTCTTTGGGGCCGTCGTTAAATAAAGCGCGAACAATTTCCTTTCCTTTCTCAGTAAACATTGCGTCACCAGATTTAATATTTACGCCGCTGTTTCCGTTTACAAATAGTGCATAGGGCATCGAGTAAAACTTCTTCCTATAATTCAAGAACCGAGCACACGCTCCATCAAGGCGGTTCTCAATATTATCTTTCGACAAATCTATACCAAATACAAATGCTAATTTTGCCTCAATCCATTTAGGAAAGTCGCCGGCTTTACCCACAGCATAGTCAATAAGCGTATTTCCCTTCGCCGCCATTTTGGTAATAAGCATCTTTTTAACAAATAGGTTATGAAAGTCACGCATCGAACGCGTCTTGTTGTCACCACTAGACTTGTTATAATATACATCATCATCAGCAAGTTCATCGGGGATATTTTGACCAGTAGTTATCATCTCCAAGGTAATAGGATTATGGATGGAGTACCAGTTACTGTTAGCGACATGATAGGCGTTTCCATAATTTTTAATACCGCGTTTATATTCGGATGTTTTATCATAGCGAACACGTTCTGCGACCCATCTCCAGTGTTTGGGGCGAGTAGCGTCATAACTAAACTCTACGATTGTTTCATCATCGAATATTTCATCTTGGCTAGTAAACATTTGTAAAACGCCATTTTGGTCTTCGCGGAGTGGGATGTTACATATACACGCCTCTGGGTCATAAGGGTTGGTTGGATAAAACGGTACAGGTTTATAGCCTTCGCTGGTATCAACCTCGCCGGCGTGAGGTAGTTTATCATCGATAACGGCGGCGCAAGGATTAATATAGCCGTGTTTGCGTTCGTCGTAACCAACACGCAAAATGATTGTTTTATACTGTTGGAGCTGTTCGCTTTTCATATTATCAACACCATTTTCAAATATATTGCCCACTACATCGGTGCCGTTTTTATTTTTTTTAGTTGTAATTAAGAAGTCAATTGTGTTTTGATTTAGCGGTTTCCATTTAAATGACATATCCCATGTTACTTTGTAAAGTGGTCCAGCAACGCCTACTTTGTTACTGGCGACGCCGGTATTGCAAGGTGTAAATATAAGACCATCAGTTTCGTATTCAAAGGTGCCTGCTTTTTGACCGGATATAATAGAGTTAGCACAAGCAAATATGCTTTTGTCTGGAGATGCGATTTGGAATCTCTTTACATTGATTTTTATAGGAATACTGTCACCGGTGATGACGGGGTGTATATTCATTTCAAGTACGACCTGTTTAAGTAATAAAAGTCGCGACTCTTCGTTGCCCTTTCTAGCTCCACGAGGCAACTCTTCTTCACGAAGTTCCATGTCTTTCTTTTGTGATGACCGTGCACGTGCACCCTCGCGAATATCTGCTTCGGATTCAAATTCTTCTTGTCCTTCACCCAACATATCATCAACCGCTGCGCTTGCCCTTTTATCGGAATCAGATATAATAACAAATGCACTGCGTCGAACATCTCTACCGTTTATAAAGTATATATCAAATGCTGCGAACAAGTTAATAAATTCACCATTTTTATTGTGTATAATATGTTCGCCGTCAATAAGTGTATTGTATATGCGTTCTTCGCGTGATACGGCACCGGTAAATTCGAAATTCATATTTGTGTTTACTAAATATATGCGACCTGTTGGGCAAATATATAACATTTTTCTCATACCGTCTGCTTTATCGGTTACAGTATAATTATTTCTAATATTGGGTATAGAGCAGTCATCGTTTATTGGTGCAATATTTAATACTTGAAGAGTGTACGATGATGGACCGATAAAATGATTCGGTGTTAAGTTAATCGGATCAGGGTCACGGAGTTCCAAATCTCGTTCAGAACCTTTCCCTCCTTTCTCTGACTTTGATTTTAGTTTTTCTCTTTTTTCTTCGGGGTGTAATAAATAATAGTAGTCCTTTTTTGTTATATTTAGTTCATCGTAAGATACAGGAAAATTTGTACCCTGAATTCCTGCTAATATTATTTTAATACCAGAGCGCAGTGTATCGGCAACAACAACGGCATTATTCATTTTTTTGCCGATACCGACTAGAGAGTTATCCATTTCAATTTCAATCTCGTATTTTGGTTCGCATTCGGTTGTTTTGGATGCTTGGAAAGAATATTCGGGTATAAGATGTCCATCACGGCGGTGAGATTCTTTAACAACGGACATATCTACATGAAAGGGGTAGTTATCGTGAATCAAAGTTGTGCGGTTAATATGGCGAAATATTTTTTTCTCTTTGACCCACGTAGATAATATAGATTGACCGAGACCGGAGGTTATAGTTATCATCTTTTCCTTTTGATAACTGAGGCGAAAATTGAAGTCGTCAAAATTGACGGGTCGTATAATTTCGGATCCTTCTTTTGCTTGTGTTTTTTGAACAAAGCGGTAGTTGATATCCTCGAGACGGTCATTTCTGCAGTATTTTTGTATGTTACTTAAACCGTAAATTTCTGTTCTAATATTTGACAATTTTGTTTTGCCTGTGCCGATATCTGTGAATTCTGATTGAATTTTGAGACAGTATTCTTGTGATTTTACAATTTTAAAACCACATGAGAGTAATTTTTTAACGACATTATCAAAGTCGTCTTTTGTAATTTCTTTGATGCCTCTTGTTCCGAATTTTACTTCAAGCTCTGATACACCATCTTCTTTTTTAAAAATGTTGTCTAAATATTTTTGTGTCATGATATTGAACATTTCCTTAGGGTTGGGATTTGGATTCGATCGAGACATATCTCTATCTGTGTTGTATATATAATCCTACTATTATTTTAAATTGTAATCAATTTTATATTACAATTTAAAAATAAAAATAAAAATAAAAATAAAATAGTCATAATCATAAATAAAAATTTTCAAATAAAAAAGTATTAAACATAAACTCATATTTCATTCACTCATAACTTTTGTAGGATAGCTGAATACAATTCAGTTTTTGTTTTCTTTTTGTTTGTTGTTTCACAAGTAACATCAATCTCAAGTTTAGAACATATATTAACAAGATCCTGTACAGAGTATGCTGTAACAGAGCGAAGAGGTTTATCAAGACTATCAAGTTTCCAATATTTTTCTTTGGTTTTTTCTATATACTCGGAATGTTTGCTCAATGTTTCAGTTGCATTTATATCGACAGGTAGACAAATTGAGTAGTTATTTGTTTCTCCGTTGTATTTAATGATGTGTATAGGTTTTTCTATACTCGAAATCATTTCATAATAGGTATTTTTATAGATATAAAAAATATTTAAATTATAACATAAACAAAGAGCATATAAAGTTTTAGCATTAATATTTGTTGCACCAAGGAGACCAGATTCGAAACATGTCTTTGATATTTTATGTTCCTTTAAACTGGTTTTACCTTCACCCTTTTTTACTTTCTCAATGGTTTGAATTTTGAACTGTTGTTCGGCGGTAAAATAGTTAGATTCGTATTCATAAGAAGCAAAGCCATTATAAATAATATAAAAACACCAGAAGAGTGAGTTAGACTGAGACGGAGTAAAATATTGTAAATTTGTACTTTCTTCTTCATGTGCATCTTCTGCATCATGTTGGTCATTGCTTACCGGTGTAACAATATTTTTGTCTTTATTTGTACTTGTAGTTTTAGTCGACTTTGGAATTTCCATTGTAAAATTCTGACAATTTTTTAAGAAACATTCAGAGAGCATTATATTTTTTAATTCTTTTATCTTTTCTTCCATTTTATTTATGGTTGATGCATATAAATTATATTGTTCAGTCATATTTGTAAATTGTTTTTTTACAACTGAATTCAAAGATGATGCTACCGATTCTTCACCATTTATATTTTTTGTTTTTTTTAATTCGTGAGATGACGTAGTTGACATTTATTAAGATTATAACTGGTTGAATTGTCTAGATGTTTATGTTATACTTATACTTAAACATGTCTTTATTATAGTTTTAATATTATATATGGTTGTAGGTGTTTCAATATATAATATAATATAAAAAAATCTATGTAAAGAATGAAGTCACAATTTTTTCTTTTTCTTTTTCAATTTCGTTTAGTTGGTCTTCTTGCTTATTTACATAACTTAAATACTTATAAACTTTGTCTAGAATAGGAGAATCTACATATGTTAGGTTAATAAAAACACCATTTTTATTTTCATTAACTAATACCCCATTGTCATTAAATATTCTTAATATTTCTATTTGGTGAAATGTGTTAGTGGATTCGATTCGTTCTTTTAAAAATTTTAAAGAGTCTACAAAGTACTTATTATCTGATACATATTTTTTGGTATGATATAAAGATGATATATTTTCTGCTGTTTCCATTTATAGTTAAATAAAAAAATCTTTCTATATATTTTTATTCCAAAATTATATTTTACTTAAACTTCCACATTGCTCTTAATTGTTTTTTTTGGAGTCTTTGGTTCTTTGGGAGCTTTCGGTTCTTTGGGAGCTTTTGGTTCTTTGGGAGCCTTTGGTTCTTTGGGAGCCTTTGGTTCTTTGGGAGCCTTTGGTTCTTTTGGTGTTTTTTGTGGTGCAGGAGCAGGCGTAGATGTAGGTGTAGGTGTAGATGTAGATGTAGATGTAGATGAGGATGTAGAATTACAAGAAGATGTAGATGTAGTAATAATTTCACCCAAAGAACCAAAATTGGTAGTAGATGTGGTTGTAACTGATTTTTTAGGTGTTTTCAAAGAAATGCGCTCCTTTTTGGGAGGAACTAGTTCCCCAATGATTTGAATAAACTTATCATTCATTTCGAAGCGTTTGCCGATAACCCTTACTGCTATTTTTTCGCCTTCTTTGATTGTATTGTAGTAAGTATTTTGTGTAAGCATACTATAGTCTCGTGAAATATATACAATGACAGGTAAATGCTTGTCGTGCGAAATTGCACGAATCCCTGCTTGTGTAATATTATTGGCGATACAGTTAATTGTAGCATTTTGAGCGGGATTACAAATAAAACACTCTATTACGAGATTGAATTGTACATTTTTAGCAACTATTTTTCCGCACTTAAAGTCGACAATTCTTACAGTTTCTGGTTTAATAAACCCCTCTGAAATACATCTACCCTCAATACAACTTACAAGAGTAGTATGTAGAAGCGCAAGAATATTACTTCTACTAGATGCATGCATATTAATCAGTATAAATGGTATTAAAATATCATAGTTAAATTGTGTCAACTTATATAAACCATCGTCGTCTTCTTCATCCTCCTCGTGAGTATTGTTTGCACTTGCACTTGCAGTTGTATTTTCCTTATGAATATTGCTATTTGATACTTCTGAATCATATGAATCGGCTGGAGACATGATTTCATTTTTAAAATTATAGTCAATTGTTCCTATACTGTCTTCGGCTCCTTCGCCTGAACTATCGACCTCTATAAACTTTGGCGTAATTGTAATAGTTGTAGTATTTGTAGTAGTAGTTGTAGACGCGGTACCATTCTTTTTCGAACGGCCCCTTTTTTTAGGTTCAACAACTGTAGAAGTAGTAGTGAACGTAATAGGAGGATGTTCAGATGTAGACGCGATTGTAGATGTAGACATTGTTAAAGATTTTTTGATACGAAAGGATGTTACTTTAATATATTAATTTATCTTTATAATAGTTTCAATTTTATTTTATATTAACAATTAAATACAAAATAAATAAATAAATAGAAATACAATTTTAAAATAACATAATAAAATTATCAAGATTATTGATTGTATTATTCTTCTTCTTCTTCTCCTTTACCTTCTTCAACTTTACCTTCAACTTTACCTTCACCTTTACCTTCGCCTTCGCCTTCGTCCTCCAAACTTTCTTTTGCTGGTTCTTCTGACTCTTCTGGTTCTTCTGGTTCTTCTGGTTCTTCCAATTCTTCGTCACTAGCAACGGGAGCAACGGGAGCACCTGTATCGACATCAGCCTGATTTGATATTTGAAATTCTCCCAACATGTCGCTATTTTCTTCTAAAACTACCGACAAAGGATTACCCTTTTTCTGTGCATTTTCTATTTTACGCATTACACTGGGCCCCGATTCTCTTTCCTGTTTTAATTCTAGTTCGCCGATTATAGATACAAAGGGATCATTTAATTCAAATCTTTGTCCTATTACGCGAACCATTATAATATCTCCTTCTTTTAATTCAGAAAAATAAGCAACATTGTAATGATGGTCTCTAGCAATAAAAATATTTAAAGGTGAATACTCACCTTCGTCAGTATGTGCTAAAATACCAGCATTTGTTATATTTTTAACAGCACATGATATACGCATACCTTGAGGAGGATTACAGACCAAATATTCAAACACAACGGTGAAAATAATACAATTCCCTACTATAGTTCCGCTTGAAAATGTAATAATTTTAATTGAACCACGTTTTACATAACCCTCGATACAACACTTGCCTTCAAAATTATTACTTAAAATTTGTTCGATAATTTCGGCAATATTTGTTCCCACATATTTTATGGGTACAGATATTTTTTTAGAAATTATATTTTTAATATATAGTGACATTTTGCCTGCTACGGCATTTCTTCTAGATTGGTTGGATGATGCTATTCTACTACTCATGATTTAAATATGTTTTGATTTTATATATAATATATGTAAATAAATGTTATATATATATTAATTTACATATATTATTTTACATATATTAATGAATTCAAAGAATTCAAAGAATTCAAAGAATTCAATTAAATCATCTTAATGTTTAGATTTTATTGAGTAAAACCTGTACGGGGGTTAAAAACCATCTTTTTTCGTCTTGTCTTATCGTGTCAAAATAACGTAGAATGAATTCCTGTAAAATACATAACTCTATTTCATTTGTATCTCTTTTATTTGAAACAGACAATGGTTTACTACTATCTAAAGAAATCCGGTTGATAAATAACTGAATTAATATTTCATCCGGTATAGGAACTACTTCCCCATTTTCATCTGTCCGACTTTCAATACCATAGTTCAAGTATTCATCTCTTTTTGACTTCGGTAAAGCATCTACTATCTCGTTTATTTTTGGTGGTTCTAAAATCTCTTTTATATTTTTCTCAGTTTTTGCTCTACCCGCTTGGTCACATCTTGATGCTATACTACTTGCAAATGACTTAGCTTTAGCTTTACCTTTACCTACAGTTATTTTCTTTGTTTTAAAAATTAGCGACGAAAAATCTTTTCTCTTTATCGATGTTATAAATCCAATATAGTTATTTAAAGGGGTCTCGACCGTTATTGCATTTTTGTTAGAAATATCGGTTTTAAAATATTCAATATCTGCAGGACCAGCGGGTTTCCATATATTAAGTTTTGTATCTTTTATAAATAATTGATATGTTCCATCGAGGTTAATCAATAACACTCCTTCGATGTCGTTTCTGCTATGTAAAATATTATTTTCATAGTATTCTTCCATTAGTTCGTCAAATACATACTTTTCAGGATTGTCTTGTCTTTCGGCAAGTGTTTCGCGTTGTTTTGGAGAAATTATATAATTAAGAATTGAAAGTGTTTCATCTATATTTAATTCTTCTAAAATATGTGATACAACTAATTTTTGTATTAACTCGGGTGGAATAAAACATAACTTTGTTTCTAAAATATTACCACAGTTATAATACCAATCATTATTACCTCTCTTATACATATTTCGTTTATTAGCTTCATTAAATAGTTTTTTAGCTTTTATTAACGCTTTCGGTTCCTTCTTAACTGTAGAAAAATATTTGAATAGTTCGTCTTCACTTTCAATTTCCCCTTCAACGTCCCCTTCTTCTACATCTTCTTCTAATGCTTCTTCGAGAGTTGATAATTTTTTTCCAGGCTTAACCTTTGATGTTGCACGCGACTGTTGTATACTTGAAATATACGACTTTTTAACCTCCTCAAAATAATTTTTTTCTTTATTTGGTTTGAAAACAATTTTTTCGCGTTTAAAGTCCACCGGTTTTTGTCTATCGCGAATAGGTATTATGGGGTTATCTAACTCAAGTGGTTGAAATAAATAGTACGAACCAATATTTACAAGTCTTCCATATCTACCATACTTATCGCGAATATATTCGTTCTTGTCTTCTATTAACTGTGTGAGAGCAATGTCGATTGCTTCTATGGGATATTTTTTATTATAGTTAATTGTAGAAATTAAGTCGCTTGATATATCCTGTATTTTTTCACCAGGAGACGTTCTTTTGTAAAAGTATCTTTCTTGAAAAATATCGCGTATCCTCTGTATAATTTTATCAGTATTCATGGTTATAATTGCATCTGTAAAAATATCTTTTCTTGTTCCAATACGACTTTCAGCCATTCCCGGTTTACAACTAAAAACGCACTCCATATAGTCGCAAACAGATGAATAATTTTTATCGCCGATTTTATATTTAATATCTATACTAGATTTAGTTGTAGGGTCATACGAAGAAAGTATTTGTGTTACTGGTTCGTCGTTTAATTTTTCGTCGAATTTTTCTTCAGTAAAATTTGTTTGGTCAATATTAAGAAGACAGTCTACGGCGTTTTCTTTTAGTACACGACTTACTTCGCCAATATAACGCGCTTTTCTTTCAGACAAACGATACATATAAATATCAGCAGCTTCTTCAGCGGGTGTATTTGTCAAAATAGAACCATGTAAAAATATCTGAACATTTCTTTTTTCGAATTCTAAGTCTTTATGACTACAGTTTCGCACTGCCCGCCCAATAGTTTGCTCTACTAAATTAATATTATACCATGGTTCAAGTATGTGAACTTGTCGAATATTTTTAAAATCGAGTCCTTCTGTTCCTGACTTTGAAATAATAATGACTTTTACAAATCGTCCATCAAAGTTTGCCTCATTACTAGCTGCTTTAACGTCTCCAATATTATCAGGGGAAAGTGCTGCTTCACCAGAAATGACAACATATTTTGCTGGAAAAAATGTCTCATTCGCTCGCATTTCGCTTCTTTGACGAGACGTAATTCCATCTATCTGTCTTACTCCATCTGGAGGGTTATTAAATAAGGATCTGGCTTTAGTTCCATATCGCGTAAGTCCCATACTTTCTAGTGCAAGAGCCATAGGTATTACACCACCCTCGATATAAAAACTGTAAATTAATATAATACCTTCTGATTTGTATATATTGTCACAAATATTCTTTATTTTTGAGCTATAATCGCCTATTAAATCTCGGGAAAATATGTGAGGTTTCTCTTCCTTATATTCGAAGCCGGTTTTTGAGTCTTCATCATAGTTCATAATATTTCTAAGACCATATTTACCTACAAGAAGACGAATATCATAGTTGGGGTTTTCGGAAGCAGGATTAAAGTCATCGGATGGGTACGAAATATTGAGTGCTTCAATTGGGCTTCGCAAGATATTAATACCTACAGAAACGGATTCTTCAATATTGCGCATTTCATCTCGTTTTAAGGTAAGAAATTGTCGAATAATATATAAATAAACATTTTGCTGATATTCGGATGCTCCTGTTAAATATATTTTATCTTGCATTCTAGACAGTTTACGGTGTTCGGGTATTCGTGCGCCATTTATTTGTATGCTTGGAATTTGGTAACCACCTTTTTCACCACTTGACTTTGGTGACTTGGAACCAGTAACCGCACCAGAAAATGTATGTTCAGGAGAAAATTCATCGGGGTATATGCGAAAGGGAAAGGTATAAGGATTTTCGCCACGTATGTAGGATACATAACCAGTTGAAAAACGTCGCAAATTTTCACGACCTGTTTCCATAATTTGTCCTGGGCCTTCACTTGTTTCTACAAATATTCCTTCATCGGGGTTAGGATTAAAAACATCGCGAATATCAATCTCAGCCCTCCCATCATTTAAACGCATAATATTGAGTAACCATACAATTTCACGGTAACTATTATACATTGGTGTACCAGTTAAAAGAAGTAGACGTGTCATGAGAAATGGTCCAAATTTTACTAATTTTTCTAACTGTTCTGCGACAGCACGTGTGCCGCTTTTTTCATCTGTGCTTTTTATATTATGAAACTCGTCAATTACAATAAGAGAATTACCGAATACTAGTTTTAATTTCTGCATCATGATTTTCGTTCGATGAGACTTGTCAACGATTTCGTCACTTACCGTCGATGTTTTTTCAATAAGGTTCGCAAACTGGTCATAACCTAGAAAGCGGTATGACCGTCGAATAATCTTTTTAATTTCGGAGACGACTTTTTCTTCTTCCATTCCTTTCATATTCATCGGATTTATTTCTTTCAAATATTTGTTACCTGTACATGAGCGGATATTCCAAATACCGTCAATTAATTTGAGTTTATTTTTATCAAAAAGTTGTAGTTTGAAATTTTGCTGGACATTCGGACTAGCAACAATAATAATTTTTTGAGATGTTGACATGCCGATTTGAACAAGGTAGTCGCGCATTTCTTCACATATTGTTATTGCAGAACATGTTTTGCCGGTTCCTAAACCATGATATAGGAGAAGACTATTATATGGTGTTTGAAAAGAAAGAAAATTACGAACAAATAACTGATGTGGAGATAATTCGAAATCGGCATTACACATTTTATTGGAATATTTTTTTATTTCTTCTAAACTATTCTGTACGGTTCCGTCATATCTAGTATCTGCAAATTCCTTTTTAGATGCAATTTTAATATTAAATTCAGGATCATCTAGAGTTGGATATAGAAAATTATACGAGTTTTCATCAGTTTGTGTTTCTAATTCTTCAGAAGACGATGGAGGTGATGGAGGTAACTCGTCGTCAAGATTAGAAAATTCTTCATTAAAGTGTTGAATCGATTCTCTTTCTGCTTCACCTTTTTCTTTTAAGAATCTATTCTGTTGTCTTTTAGATTTTCTAGACATGTCAGGGTTAAAAATAAATTCTTTTTGTAGCTTTTGTTGTTCGGGGGACATATTTGAAAGAAGGCGTTCTTGCAACTCTTCTTGAAATTTAGACTCACTTCCTTCTTTTTTACCTTCCGATTCACTTGTTTTTATTTCTTCAGAAGACTGTGCGGGTATGTAAGGTACTTCTTGTTCCGATGATGATGATAATGATGGTATGGATGGTGTACTTTTTTGCGTAGCTGTTGTAGACGATGACTTAGATTGCTCTGTTACTGTTGTAGACGATGACTTTGATGGCTCTGTTACTGTTGTAGACGATGACTTTGATGGCTCTGTTACTGTTGTAGACGATGACGATGACGATGGCGGTGATGGTGGTGGTGCTTGTGCCGGTGCTTCCTGTTGTCTAAGATGTTGTAAACTTTCTGCTGCAGCAGCTTCTACTTCTAAAGACGGTGCCCTTGATAAAACATCGCCTCTAATATCATATCCAGGACTACCAGGACTACCATGGATACTTTCTCGTGAAGGTGTACTGGACATCACTAACCCTTCTTGACTTGGTGTGCTAATATCTATACCCTTTGCTATATCATCTTGACTGCCGCTTTTAGAAGATGAAATCTGTTCCCTAGGACGAACAGATATATTAATACCCGAATTCTTGCTGTCGCTCGGGAAAGAAATATTAAAATCTTGTATATTGCTTCTAGCAGTGGATGGTGTCATATTTCCGTCTGCACCGCGTGTTCCCGATGATGCTTTAGAAAGACTAGAAAAATTGGGAAAACTTAGAGACTGACGAGATGTACCCGATACTGATGGTGCATTGCTTCTTTTATCCTGACTATAACTAGTATTTTCAGAAACATTGCGCTGGTTACCCGGACCTGTACCTTGACCAGGCGAAGAGTCAGACGACGACGATGAACTACCTAAAAAGGAACCAACAGAACCAGGCGGCATAGAAAACTTAACATCAGAAAGAACGGGCATTAAAATAATACCCTTGTTTGAGTCGGCTACAACTTTTATAAAGGGGTCTAGTGCAGATAATGCAGAAGCAGCAGCGGGACCAGTGCGTACACCAGCACCTTGCCCTTGTCCTTGTCCTTGTCCTGGATTAAGCAATGTGCGAAGATTTTCTGGAATATTAATTTGTTTAATTTTTATTGATGGTTTTTTGGGATTTTGGTCTTGTTTTTTATTCGGGTCTTGTTCCATTTAATATATACTATAAATGAATAAGTAATTCTTATATAATGTTAATATAATCTATATTCTTGTAAAACTTTATTTATTTTTTCAATTATATTAATTTTTTCTAAATTATAAGGTCGAATACAATTTATACATTCATCAAAACTAACCCATTTTATATTTCTAACTTCTGATTTTTGATATTCTTGAATCTCTTTAATATTATTTGTCATGTGAGCAAGGTAGTATTTGTGTTTATAACTTTTAATATTTGACCCGATAAACATTTCTTCATATGGTATGATATTTTCAATAAGTTTAAAATCGCATAAAGCATATCCTGTTTCTTCAGTAAACTCTCGGAGCCCACAATCAATATCCTTTTCTTGATAATTTCTGCGCCCTTTAGGAAACCCCCACTCTGGTTCATCCCAGTTTGTAGTAGAAGAATCAACTAATGATTTTAAATTATATTCAACATCTTTAATTTTAATTCCCTTTTTCAAAGACTCGAATTTATCTTTAGACGATGTTTCTTCGCCTCTATATTGAAGGCCTGAATACTCTCCCCATAGTAGTTTCCACATATCTTCAAATTTCATATTTAACAATTTGTTTTTTTCTTCAAGCGTCATTTCGTTAATCAATGTTTGTATATATTGTAAGTTAAATAAAGGATACTTACCACGTATAAATTCTACAAATCCGAAACTATCATTTCTTTGTATTAAAAGATATTCGAGGCAGTTATTAATTGTATTATACCTAAATGAAATGATTCCGATACTTGTTATGGGATTTTTACATTCGGCTAATAAATGTCCCGTTTTCCCACAATTATTGCAAAAATTATTATATGTTAATTTTAATGATTTTGAATTCATAGTTATATGTATTCTTTGTTATCTTTTTATATTGTTTCTAATTAGAAATGGTATTAGATTCAAATGTTTGGGGTCCGCATTATTGGTTCGTTCTTTTGTCTATAGCTATTTGTTATCCAATTCACCCTAATGATGTAACAAAGAAAAAGTACTATGAACTAATTCATAATTTTCCATTATTTATGCCTGATTCAAGGATAGGTAATAAATTTAGCGATTTAATTGATAAATACCCAATAACCCCTTATTTGGATAGTCGCGACTCATTTATTAAGTGGGTTCATTTTATACATAACCGTGTGAATAAAATGACTGGTAAAGCCGAAATATCTCTTACTCAAGCATTAAAGGAATATTACTATAATTACAAACCTAAAGCAATAAAGATACAAGAAGAGCTTAAATACAGGCAAAAATTAGTATTCTTTTTAATTTTAGTTGGAGGTATTGTAGGTATATATTATTTGTACAAGAAATAAAATAAATAAAATAAATAAAATATGTTAATATTATATGTTAATATTATAGCAATGAAAAATAAAAAAAATATAAATAAAAACATAAATGGTAAAACAAGAACAAGAACAAGAACAAGAACAAAAAAAATAAAAAAGAATAATAAAAAGGTAAATAGTATATATGATGGAGGTGCAGCTTTTGTAAAAGGTGGTTTTGGATGTATATTTAAGCCTGCGTTAAATTGTAAAGATTCGCAATTAAATACACCTCCAAATTATGTGAGTAAACTTATTGAAGCTAGATATGGTAAAAGGGAATATATGTACATAAATAATATAAAAAAAAGATTACAACATTTGCCTGCAAATGTAAAGAAATATTTTTTGCTAGATAATATTACTATGTGTGAACCTAAACCACTAACAGAACAAGATAAAGTAAAAATAGAAGAAGTGTGTGACTATATTTTGACAGATAATACAGATAAGATGACACAAGAACCGATAAATTCGCAAAATATAAATAATAATTTAGATAAGTTTAAAATAATAAATATGCCTGAGTTGAGTATATCTTTAAGTACCTATATCAAAAAAAAAGATCTTACTCCTATCGAGTTAGTTAACCTTAACAATAATATTATTGAATACTTGACAATTGTAATACCGACTTTATATAAAAATGGTGTTGTTCATGGTGATATTAAACCCGATAATCTTATGTTTAACATGTCGGATAATAACACACTTGTTGTAATAGACTGGGGGTTATCGTACGTGTTAGACAGTGATAGGAAAAATGTGCCGGAGGCTTTATATACTTTAGGTGTTCAATGGCATCATCCGTTTTCTTCTTTTTTATTTAAAAAAAATGTAACAGAAAAATACGATACTTTACTTCAAAAGTTTAAAAAAGAAGGAGTTAAAGTAACGAGAGATAGTTTGCGAGGATTTGCTATGTCAGCATATAAAACTTTTATGAGTAAACATGATAGACAATTTTTATTTTTAAATGATACATTCATGCATGTTTATGGCGAAGAGTTAGCGAAAAAATTAAAAAAGGTTGGGCGAAGTGACGTTGAGAACTATATGTACAATTTTATTATGAATTATATTGTTGAATATATTATTGATGTATTGGTAACATATACGGTTGATTATAAACTAGAAATGGGTAGATATTTTTATGAAGTATATTTACTGAATGCTGATACATGGGGAATAATGTCTACATATAGTGATTTAATTGATAGTATACCTTTAATGACTAAAATGACGAGTGTTGTACGAAAGACTGTTACTGGTATTTTGATGAAAATATTAACTCATAACTTGTATAAAAATGGCGGTAAAGTAATAAATATACCTAAATTAGTAGACGATATTAAACAGTTAAATAAATATTTGATGAGTATAAGTATTAAAACAACCTACAAAGAAAGTGTTGGTAAAGTTAGAAGTTCTGCTGTCGCAGTGGTAGATTTAAAAAAGTCTATGGTTGACGAAAAGTTAATGGAAAATAAGATTATTTATGATAAATTAGAGAAATATTCTAATAAATCGAGGGGCCGACTTCCAAACGTTCAAGTTGCTGTAGTAACAGGGGGGTATAAAACAAGGAAAAATAGTAAAAATAGGAAAAATAGGAAATAAAACCTAGAAATAAGTATATATGAATATAAAAATTATTATATGTTGAGTATATAGTTAACAATATATAATGAAGATAGAATTAATAATATTTATAGTAACAGGGTTATTGATTGCTAATACTTACTATGATGGTAAGTTAATAAAAATATTAAATACTGTAAAAACTAGTAAATATTTAAAAATGGCGACATTTGCTTTTGGTGGACTTTCGCTGTATTTATTTTTTAAGAAAAATCCAGAGAATTCTAGAGAGTTTTTAGGACGAGCAAATGATATGATAAAAACACTACCGATGACGCGTGACTCTATGGGTTTAATTAGTCCATTTTTAAACTTAACAAATACAAAATCATTTACAGATACAAATCAAGATATTTATATGAATGGTGGCGCTTTGAGTGATAGTAGTGGAAATGGTAATAATAGTAATGGTAATCCAAGCGTTAACCGAATGATGATGTCGGGTAGAGGAACTACAAAACGAAGTGTAAGCGAAACAAAGAAAAAGTTTGTTGCAGCAAACCAGAATTGGTTATGTGGAGATTGTAAGCGTCAGTTGCCTGCATGGTTTGAGGTAGATCATGTGATAGCTTTACACAATGGTGGTTCAAATGAGGTTAGTAATTTAGTAGCATTATGTCGGGATTGTCATGGTAAAAAAACGGCTATGGATAGATTAGACCATTCATAATTGTAGCAATGTATATATGTGTTGTATGTGTGTATAATAACTCGAAAATCAAAAACAATAAATAGCAAATGAATAAATGTTTTTATATATTAATTATAATAGGATAATATATAAAAATGGATAATATACCATCCACAAATGCGACATCATCATCAACATCACCATTAAATATTATTTTATCAGTAACAAGATTTATTATTTTCGCATTATTGATAGTGTCATTTGTTATGTTATTTACGACAGGTGGTCTAATAAAAAGTTACATGATAGGTATATTTTTATTTTTAATAATAGTGTCTATATGTGGTTATAATAATATAGCCAATTTAGGTATTTTTCAAAATATAAATTTTTTGACATTACTGTGGTGTTTGCCTGTAATAATCGTTTTAGTTATTTCTAGAAAGGATTTATCTGAAAAAACAAGGGATATTACAGACCCCCTTTCAATTATATTAACAATTTTATTAGCATTAAATTTCACCATAGACTCAATTTTACAATTTATAGGCAACATGGTTGGTTGGGTTGCGCGTCTATCTAGTGTATTATTACCTTTATTAATTGGACTAGTACTAGCAACGATGATATTAAGTGTTGTTTTTTACTGGGATAAAATAAGCACAAAGGTGAAATTATTATTTTTGGCTGCAGTAGTTTTAGGGGCTTTATTCATAGTAAATGGTGAAAATATTATTGCATACATTGCGACAAATAGTATATCATTGGGTGTAAATTTGATGGTTATTTTTGGTTTTGGTATTATAAACTATATTTTATATAAATATACAGAAAATGGATTATTTGCAAATGTATTTCAAATATTATCAGTATTATTTTTAGCAAGATGGATTTACTTATATGCTTTTAAGTTTTCTGGTTCATCTGGTGTTAAGACATTCACATCTACATTAGGCACAGGAACAGATAAGAAACCTGCTCCTAATGCCTTTTTTTCTTACTTGACAGACATAAACTTTTACTGTGAAACAATAAAGTCTTTATTTACCGGCATAATTAAGTATTTTCTACTAGCAATATTTTTATTTTATGTATGGTTTACGATTTATATTTACTATAAAAATAGTTTTGAATTTTTAACTACATATAAAACTTTATCGCTTCTGGGATTTTTGGCGATTGGGGTACTATTATTGGTACTGTTGATTTATACAATGTCAGGTGGTTCGGGTGTGAAAGAAATTGGCCCTTATACTGAACTTATATCTAAAATAAGTTTATCATTTGTTGGTTTCGCAGTTGCTCTAGGATTACTTATTTATGGACTATCGAAGGTAATGTCTATACCATCCACATTAGAACAGATTATAAGTATTATTAACTTTCTGTTACTAATGGGTCTTGTTGCATTAGTTCTTAGTCTATTTAACTTCAATACATCTACTAGTTTAGTTTTATCAAATAATACTGGTCTAGGATTTATATTTACTTTCATTCTAAAACTAATTTTGTATATTCCTTGTTTTCTCATTGACTGTTCAAATGTGTTAAGAGAACAGTTACAGTTAGCAAAGAAAGAGTATACTGTTGTAATTATATTACTAATCGAGATAGCATTAATAGCTTCCAAGTTTTTGATTCCAAAAATATTTAATAAAGTAATAACTAACGATGGTATTGTGCTAACAGATAAAGTATATCCATTAGAAATAAAGAACCATGTAGCTATTCCTCGCTCACTGAAGGTCTTGACTAAAAGCGTAAACTATGGAGTATCTAGTTGGATATATATTCACCCTGTTCCAAATAATACGAATGAAGCGTATGTTCAAAATACATCATTGATTAATTGCGGAAATGTACCCGATATGCAATTTAATGCAGAAAAGGGTGCAATTATATTTTCCGTGGATGTTACAGACGCAAATGGAAGTAAACGTACCGTTATAGTGCCCGATAAAAAGACACAACGAGATGTAAAAATAGTATACTCAAGATGGAATAATGTTTTTGTAAATTTTATAGATGGTGGTATGGATATATTTGTAAACGGGGATTTAGTAATATCTGAACCAAATATAATACCCTATCAAAATCCAAATGGTACGAATATAGGTTCATCGCCGGGTATATATGGAGAGATGTGTAATTTAGTATATTATAAGACGCCTGTATTAGCGCAGAACATAAAGTTAATGTATGAGTCTATGAAAGATATGAATCCTCCTGTAACAGTGTAATGATATAAATCTGTATTTTTTATTTTACTGTAAAGTATTAAATAATAATTATGTTATTATAACAATAATTATAACTATAATTATAATTATTGTTATTGTTATTATTATTGTTATTATAATTATAATTACTGTTATTAAGAAAAATTTCTAGGTGTATATTATAAATGGATTTAAAATTAATATTAGGTGTTGTAATTGTTGTGATACTTTTATATATTATATGGAGTTACTTTTTCACTTCAATGGAGGTATTAATGTCTTTTCAAAAAGGAACCGAATTATTTAGTATGTCTCTCGATAAAGTAGTGGATAGTTCTAAAAATAATTATTCATTTTCCGTGTGGACTTATATTGATGACTGGGGTGTAAACTATGGAAATAGTAAAAATATTTTAGCAGTAGCTCCCGGTACAAAGAGTCCATGTTTTTTTGCTCTGTATTTTTCTAAGACTACTAATGATTTGAATATATATATTGAGCCGGATAATCCTAATAGTGTAGGAAACAATGAAAATGTATATAATTCACTTTCATCTACTTGTAGTGTTACAAATTTTCCCTTGCAGACTTGGGTGAATATATCGGTTAGCGTGTATAACCGTGCGATAGACGTGTATATAGATGGTAAATTAATAAAGACCTGCAGTATGACTACAGTTGCATCGCCACTTTCAAATAGTAGTACTATTTTCATTGGAGGAAACAAGACTCCTGATAATTATCAGGTTCCGGGATTTTCCGGTTTTATCGCCAGTGTGGTATATAGTCCAGACGTATTTAGTCCGAAAGAAGTATGGGACATTTACTCTAGAGGATATACTAATTCGGCATTTGACTTGAATGCTTTGAAGAGGTATAAATTGGAGTTGGCTTTCTTGAAAGATAACTCAGTTTTGAAGAGTTTCAGTATTTAGATAAAAATGTAAAAATTAAAATTAAAATTAAATAGTTAATAATTAATCAATAATTGATTAATTATTTTTAGTAGTAATATATTAAGCACTATATAAATATTTTATATCTAATATATAAATATAAATATAAATGGCGGAACCATCATCATTAAAAACTCCTGACCCTGAATCATTTAAGGATTTATTACCGGATGCATCTCCAGGGCCTGGTGCTGGCCGTGGTCCTGTCGCCGGCGCCGACGCCGATATAGACGTCCTGCCTAATACACAATCGGGTTTCAAAGATTTTAGTTCAGCAAGTGTAGTCGAGGGGTCTAAAGATTTTTTAGAATCAAATAGTTGGGTTGCAAAGATTGCTTTTCTCTTAATGGTTATAATAGGGTTTGCTATTTTATTTCGACTCATGGTTGCTCTTATTAGTTGGTTATTTTCCCCAAGTGGTAAAGTTATACTTGTGGATGGATATATAAATGGTTCTGATTCTACAATAATATCTCAAAACCCTGATATTAAAAAATCCATTACAATTATTCGCTCTAGTAATGAAAAGACCGGTATAGAGTTTACATGGTCCGTTTGGTTATTTTTGAATGGTTTTACAAATGATACAAAGTATCATCATGTATTTAATAAGGGAAATAAGGAATCCAATGATGAGGGTATTGTTTCCCCAAATAATGCTCCCGGTTTATACATAAATCCCAAATATGATGGTATTCGTGTAATAATGAATTCATTCAATGATCCATTGAGTGATACTATAGACATTACCGACTTGCCTATAGCAAAATGGATGAATGTTGTAATACGTGTACAAGGTAGAAACTGTGACGTATATGTTAATGGGCGTTTAACAAAGCGACGTATTATGAAGGATGTAGTAAAGCAGAACTATGATGATGTAAATGTGTGTTTGAATGGTGGATTTGCTGGATATTTATCTAGCTTGACTTATTATAATAACGCAATAAGTATTGCCGAGATACAGGATATTCTTGTAAGTGGTCCTAAGATGAAATCAGCATCTAGAAGCTTTGATGATAACTTTAACAGACCAAGGTATTTGGCGGATAGATGGTATTTTGACCAGAACGATGTACCTGCTATCAAATAAAACAACTTCAATTTTTGAGGTAATCGTGTAACTATTTTGATGAAAACATGGGCCACTTGGTACCGCCTGCTGAATATGTTTGTGGTTGTCTATAGTTATTAAACGGTGCATCTGTATTGAAACAAAGTATAACAGGTTTACCTGGAACATTAGAACTACTCGATGGGTTACAAACAATAGGGGAAGGAATATTCCAACACGTTAGTACATTGTTAACTTCTTGTAATCCTACACCCGGTGTGTTATCTATATTTGTAATATTAGGATATGTATTTGTTTGTGACTGAGAAGCCCACGCTTTTTGTCGCGTAAGTTGATTTCTAGAAGCCATAGACCATAACATTGCTTTTGTAAAGTTTAGTCTTCCATTTGCTGGACACTGTAAAACATTTGCTTTCCTCTGCATGTCATACCCCGCATTAGCTATATTATTTTGTACTGTTTTAAAACTAGGACAATTTGGTTCAAAGCGTGACCATAAGTATGTGGGTAGACTATTATTAAAAGGTGTGGCTTGTGCGATATTGGATGGTGCACTACTTCCATTTGTGTTTGTAGCAGATACTTGGAAACAGTATGTGACACTATTATTTACGACAGCGACACTATCAAAGTTGGCTATATAGTAACTTGTCCCTGTTCCTACATATAATTCCATCCAGTCACCGAATCCGCCGACTTTATATTCGAGGGTGTATGATATTGGTGATGTTCCCGTTGAGGCACTCCATGATAAAGAAACACTACCACCATCTGCGGTTAATGCTACTAAATTTTGTGGTTGGGTTGGTGGCGCGGACATTATATTATTATCTTTAAAGATTATAATATAGTATTGGATTATTATATTGGATTATTATATAATACTTTACTACACAAATTATTATCATGGGTTTATGTATTCATTCTACTACAAAAAAATGTAAAACTAAATCTAAAAGTAAATGTAAAAATGCAAAAAAAACAATTAAAAAATATAGTAGTGATGATAACAGTATTTGTTTGAAGTTGGGTGTACCTTTATATGATAATTCTGTGGTATTCCAGTACTATAGTAAAAGCAAGGATAATGAGTTACCGGGTATGGGTGCTGGTGAAAAGATTAAACATTGCGATATTTCAAAATATGAACAGCTTTCTGCTATACCAAACTGGAGAAAAATGTTGTCTAATTTTTGGGAACCTCCAGGAAAAGACAAAAATAAGGCTCTTTTCACATTAGGAGGTCGTAAGTGGCGAACTGTACAGCACTATCTACAGGGTATAAAATATATGAAAGAAAATCCTAAATATTATCGTGAATTTTCATTAGACTCTGGTTCTGCATTTTGCAAAAATCCATTACTAGCAAGAAAGATGTATAAAGATATACCACCAGATACGAATTTTAAGATTCATGAAGAAGCAGAACGCGAAAAAGCATTATATGCTAAATATAGTCAGAATATATATTTAAAAAATATGCTTTTAAATACATTGAATGCGAAACTACTACATTTTAGACGAGGTAAACCACCGCTAGTATCTAATGAACTTATGCGTGTAAGGCAAAAACTTCGAAAAGAAGTTTGTAAAAATAACTAACAGTGTTTTTAATTTATACCCTAAGTCGAGGGTTTACGCATACATCCATTGTCGGAAAAATATCACCCGACATACAATTCATATCTTGCGATACTTCAATACAACTTCTAAATCCTCTATCTTCACCAATATAACAGTATCCAGATTTTGACCTCGGTATTTGAGTGCTGCTGGTCGCATCATCCGCTACCGGATTCTGATTTTTAAGAGCATACTCCAATGCTTTCTTTACCGATTCTTCCTTTTGTTTTTCACGACTTGTCTCTTCTTGATATGAGGCAGGAGATGAAGCAGGAGGGCGAGCAGATTCGCCTTTATTTATTAACGGAGTTCTCCTTTCATTTGGTTGGATAGGAATAGGTTTCAAATAAGGGTCAGTGCGAGGCATAGTGGTAAGTGCGGGTCCAGGTGTTGATGCGGTTGAAGAAGTTGTATTTAGCGGAGTGACTGTTACTGGTTTTGTGCCGATATTTGTATCGAGTTGGTTTATTGTATTTGTGCCGGTACTAGAGTCGTTGCCGGGTAGTGTACCACCGGTTCTATCTGCGACAACGGGTGTAGACTTCATTAAACCGATAGATACTAGTAGTGGTGCAATATTTGTATCAAAAAACTGCTTAATCCAAGCTACAACATTATCTAAATATCCTGTTAAGTTGAGAGTAAATACGAGAACTATAAGTAAAACGACAATTACTCTAAATACGAACCATAGTGTTGATGGAGCGGCTTCTTGCCCGTTAGAACTTGCGACAGATGCTGCTTCTGATGGAGATAAAATGGATAATAGTTTATTTGATTTAAACGTTATACCTTCATCTGTATCGGCGGCCTGCATATCGGATCCATTTGATTGTGGTGTTGGTTCTTCGGGTTTTTTAACGTCGCGTTTGTTCAAAAAATCGAAAAACGAAGATTTACTTTCTTCTTTAGGTTGTGCATCTTCACCTCCTTTTAGCATGCCGAGTGAACGTTTCAAAGAATTAGATTTCGTTTTTGTTTTCGTATTTGATTTAGATTTTTCTTTCATCGTATTAAAATATAACTATAAAATATTTAATGATTTAAGTTTTTTATTATTTTATTTATTTTGTTATTTATTAATATTTATATATTATATTATACTATACTAAACAATACAATAAAAATAAACTAAATGAATTCTTTTATTGTATCTTCAATACTATTAGTTCTTGTTGACTCGATTTATTTATACTTTGTTGGAAAACCGGTATTTGATAAAACTGTAGCGGCGATTCAGAATTCATCACTTGTTGTGAATATAGCGCCGGCAGTTTTTACATATATTCTTATGGCGATTCTTCTTAATTATTTTATTATATCTGTAAACAAGTCAGCATTTGATGCGTTTATATTGGGATTCTGTACATATGGTATTTTTGATTTTACCAATATGGCTATTTTCAAGAAATATAATTTAAGAACTGCGATTACTGATACTTTATGGGGCGCAATATTGTTTTTTTCTGTTACTACTATTACTTATTATATAAAGAGGGCGAAGGTGTTTTAAATTAGCTTGCCGACTCATTCATCATGAAATCAAATTTATTCATCATTTGTAACTTGTCAATCGACTTTTCTAGAGAACTTTTTCGAATATCTGTCATCAAGTATTCTACTTTAGGGCATATTTCATTTTTCTTTATTTGTTTATAAACTGAATTAATTTTTTTTACTACTGATTCTACTAACTCTTTGTCTTTTGTTATTTCTATTTTAGTATCATATTTTTCGGTTAAAATAGAAATTGCGTAATATATCAAGTAACGCCGCTTTTTTTTAACTCCTGGTGTATATTTTAAGCAATATAGGTTTAATATACTATTGAGTATTTTAACTTTTATGTTATCATGATTTTTCGAATTATTTATTATGATTTCCCATAGAATCCATATAGGGTCCATTTGAAACTTTTCATCTACTGGTATATTACTTCTGCGTTCGCATAGACATTTTTCCTTTTTTTTTGCACATATTTTTTGAAATTCCATTACCCATTCTAGCCAAAAACATGATTGTAAAGCATTATTCGATTCAGGTGATATATGATATGCAAATTCATTAATAGCAATAAATAATTCTTTAGGGTCATCTTTACGATAAATAGACTGTGCATATGATACGGAAGGTGCTTTTAATTTATTTGACATATGTGTTATATCATATTCTTCTTCTTTATTTATTTTTATACCTTGGAAGCTATGTTTTTTGTTGCTGGAACATATAATACAAATTATTTCTGCAAACATGCTTCTTATTTTGGGGTTATTTCTTAAACGTAACAAGTCATCCCTGTAGCCGGAAGATATAATAGTTTTAAAGTTTTCATATCGCATTTCTAAGTATATTGCTAATTTTGGATTAGCCAGGTGAATATGTTTTCCTAAAAATGTTAGTATAATGTCCCATAAGTCTAAAAATTGTCCGGCGCAAATAAGTTCTGAACTCCAATTACATGCGTGTTCGATTTTTCCGTTAAGCATAGAGTTTAGTAATTCTTTTCTTACATCTGTTTTTTTATATTTTGAGAAAGACTCTCCTTTAAATTCAGAGAGAGTCCTTATATCATTAATTTGAAATTCTTGTTCCATATACTATTTTTTCTATAAAAAATATATATTAATAATACATATAAATAAATGACAATTATTGACACAGCAATTAATAGAATAAATACTTCTTCGTGTTGGGTAGTAATGTTGGTATTTTTAATTATTCTTGTATCTGTTGTATACATTTATCGCTTATTCTTTTTAGAAACAACGTCTAAAGAAAGTGGTTCTACTACAAACCAAGAGGGTTTTACTATAAATAAAGACTTTACATTAAAGACAGGCGAAGAATCTCTTGATGATTTTTATGCTAATATGTATGAAAACTTATTTTATCGTGATATATATGATGATTATGAAGTTGGTATTATTTTAAATAAGGCTGATCCTGTTACACGAACCGATGCTTTAGTAATTGGTTCTAAAACGGGTAAACATGTAGACACTCTTAGAGAAAAGGGCTATAATGGTTATGGTATGGAAAAATCGAATAATATGATAGAGTATTCGGTAAAAAAATATCCAGATAATAAGTATATTTTAGGAGATGGTACAAATCAGCTTACTTTTGATTCAGAAAAGTTTACATTGATTACTTTGCTAGATTTTACGATTTATAGTATTTCAAATAGGCGAATATTGTTTGAGAATTGTTACAAATGGTTGGCTCCTGGTGGATTTTTAGCGATTCATTTAATAAATGTTGGAGGTTTCTATGATTCGCAGACATATGGTGCAAGGGAGCGAAGATTCTCACCATCAGTTATGCGTTTATTTAATAACAATCATGTTAAAAATCCTTTAGGAAACAATGATGCGGTTGTAGATGATATCATATATAAGTCGGACATGTTTATGCATGATCCTGATAGTATAGAACTTCGCGAGACGTTTAAAAATAGAAAAAATGGTAAAAAGCGACAAAATATTCAGAAATTTATAACACCAGATCAGACTGTAATTTTAAGTGAAGCTAAAGATTCCGGTTTTAATATGTTATCACAGTTTGATCTTCTCCCGTATGATAAACCATTCCAATATATATATATTTTATATAAACCTGCAAATTAAGCGATTAAACTCCGCTTGTCTATGTATTTATGCAATATATGGATGCTATTAAATATATGAGATGTAAGAGATATGGTGAGATTTGAGTTAATTCATAAATCATAAATAGATAACTCATTATCTTACAACTGTATGTGTGTGTTGTATGTGTGTGTTGTATGTGTGCGTGTTTATACGAAATCGTATAAAATATGTAAAATATATGTTGATAGTTATTATGATATGTTGTTGTATTATATCATAATAAGTGTAATAATATTTATTTTAATATTAAATGGTTATAATAAAGTAAAGTATAAATTTTGGGCGAGTCAGCCTATATTTTATAGATATAATCTTGTAAATTGGTGCAGGTTAAACACAATATTATCTGACGAAAAGCCAACAGATACGATTCATTTAAATTTTTTAAATAATAATGTATCTTATATTACGAATACTAATGTTCCTGCAAAAATAGGGAATATATATGTAAATGAGATTGATAAAAGTATTAAGTATTATGAAGATATAATATTGTTGATAAATAATTATCCATATTTTAATAAAAAATATAATAATGGTAATATTAAATTTTTAGATGTTAACCGAAAAATGGATAAAACGGTACTAAAAGTACTATTAGAAAACCATGATTATGATCCAATAGTAACAGTAAACTATAAAAATATATATAAAAGTGATAATGATACTTCAAATGTTATTTCTGTACGTAACATATTCGGTGTAGTAATTTCAATACCGCTTTACTGTTTTTTTATAAATAAAAAAGGTACTAATGCGTCAATGCCTATTTATTTTTCACAGATTTATTATAATTTGCAAGAAATAGATGAGACAGATGTGACAGAGATGATTAAAACGTATAACTATAAAATGTTTAGTGATTGGGACGAGGTATTAAGGAGAGAGCGAGACTATATACACTCTGAAAAACATGAGATGCAACAGATGCGTGAGATTAATCAAAAATCGGATGATGTAAATAAAAAATCAAATACTGACCATATCGAGAATATTTATGAAAAAAATGGATTAAAGATAGTAAAAAGTAAGGAAAAGATATGCACATCTATTTTCAAGTATACTGGAATAAATATACCAAAACTGGTTGTTCCATTTGTAGAATATCATTCTTTTTATATTCCTATAGTAAACTGGAATAAGGTAGAGTATAGGTTTCATCCAAGCATACAGTTAATACAGATAGGTACGCAGAATATAAACATTTTTCTAGATTATTTGCAGTTATATCATACAAATAATGTTACAATGAGCAACGATAGTAATAAATATGCTAGGTTATTTGAGGTATCAATATTGCCGTCATTTTCTCATGTATTTCATCTTATAAAGAGCGAAATATATTCTATATACGTGTTGTTACAAAAAAACAATGCGGGAATAGCGGATGCAAATACGGATACAATACTTGCTGTATATATGTTTCGCAAGTCTAGTAAAACGATTGTTAACAAAAATGCGAAAACAGATTCAAGTAATATTTCATATATACCTATATCTATTCAGATGCCGACTACGAATGATAATTTTTTTATTTGTGGTTTTATAAATTCTCTAAAAATGGAGAAAAAGGGGAAGGAGATTGGGTGTATCTCTATCGATACACTATCGCATAATAAAAAGATAATAGATTATTTTTTGGTGAATAATAAACCTATATTGGTAGAAAAAAACACATTATTATTTCATAACTATATTTGTAAAACATTATTACCTGAAAATATTGTAATAATGAATTGATTTTGTGTGAGTTTTTTTATTGAGTTATGAGTTATTGATTTATTATTTATGAATTAACTCAAATCTCACGCATCTGTAACATCTCATGTTTTTATCTTACGTATTTTACTGACTTTGAAAAAGAGTCTACAATAAAAATTACGAAAATACCTAGAAAAGCATAAAGTATTAAATCCTCAAAAATAGAATTCGTTTTATAATCTTGTTGGTCTTCAAGTAAGTCTATAATATAATTTATTTTTTCCATTAATTCACCCTTCGGTTGCTCAGGCAACTCTGATGAACTCTGATTCAAATATGGAATAAACTGTTTATAATACTGATTCGCATATGAACTAGGCATATCTTTATATGTACTATTTGAAACAGCACCTGATGATGATGTGGGGATATCAGGAGTATATAATGATTTTGAATTTTGGTCTGAATTGGAACCGGAACCGGAACCTGATGTTTCATTTGGTGTAGAAGAAGCAGCAGATGCGGGACCTTTATAGTTTAATTCAGGTAAAGGGGGAAACATTCCAGAACCAGAACTAAAACCTGAAACATGACTATCGCTACCTTTATAATTTGCTAAATTACTGCTATCATCATCATTCTCTGAGTCGCTAGCTTCATCCATTGATTTTAATAATGCTGCAAGCTTTGACTCATTCGGGGCAGTTGGTTTGTGTTTAATTGTTTTTCTAAGATTTGGATTTTTATTTTTAGAATAATCATTGTTATCATTATTGCCTAAAATATAGTTATTTTTATTATTTTTTACGGGAGTATATGATGATTTTGAATTTTGAACTGTTGATCCATTTGCTTCTTCCTCATTATATGACGAAGCAAATAATGCTAAAGGTATAGTCATTCCTATAAAAAAATGAGATATTATTTTAAAAAAAAAACGGAAATTAATTAACAATATTAACAATATTAACAATATTAACAATATTAATAACAATTTATCTTCCTGTCCATACTTTTATAATTGGTAAATGACTACTATATTTATTTTGTATATATTCATCATAACTTAACCCCCATTTACAATAAGTATAAATAGAACCAAATAATGACGGTTCTTTAATATTTATTTGTAGTAAACATCCGATTATTCTTTCAAAACCACATCTAGAATCCCTACATGTTATATAAGGTATTAAAGATGCAAGACGATATTCATTATCTATATGTTTTAAATAGTCGTATTTAATTACAGACATACAACCGAAACATCCCTTCCACATATTAAAATCTTTCTTATTATAAAAACTATTAAGTTTTTGATTATTTAATGCCCCTAACATCAAAACTTGATGCTTAAAAGATGAACTATCTGTAATAGACTGTTTATCAAAGTCCCATAATATCTTATAGGTATTTACATTAAAAGATATATGTTTTTTTATAAACATAGAATCGTGCAACATAACAGCAGTTTCACAAAATTTCGTTTTCAAATAATAATAATAAGGTAAAAATTCACCCCTTTTAGGAAACTCACTTTGTATTACCATGGTGTTATCTAGTGGGTCATTCGTAACAAACGAATAGTTACTATTATCATCTATTATTAATATTCTATTTTTTGGATAAAATTTTTTAATACACCTGTAACACTCTTTCCAGTACTCATTTGTTATACTAGAGTTTACATGTCGTAAAATTATAAATCCTATTTTTTCAGGCTCTTTTTCAGATTCTACATCACGTTCGCGTTCACCCTCTTGATGAGCGGTTTCAGGTACATTTGTAGGTTCCCATTTTATTGTAGGCAAAATTTCATTCTCTTTATTATTTAATAAATTTCGTGAAATATTTACATTATTGTTATGTATATTATTTGATGAAATATATGCATTATTTGATTTAAACTGCGAAGTTAAAAATAAAGGAAATGTAGGGACATTAAGTCTTTTTTTATACGATACATGAGGTTTTAATGCTTTTATTCTACTGTCATTCATATATAAGTAAATGTATGGTTTATATAAATTATCTTATATAAATATTTTTATTTCTAAATATATAGTAAATAAGAAATGAATACACTAATATTTTATAATAGTTTACTACTTGCTCTGTTATGTGTTTTTATACCAAGCGTATACAACTATATGTATAGCTCTTTTATAGGAAGAATTGTGATATTATTGATTATTGCGTATTTTTCAAAAGTAAACTTCTATCTAGCACTTGTATTTATAACAATTATAATCATAAAATCTGCAAACATATATGAAGGTTTCACATCGCCGTAGCCATTACATAATTAACTGTAAGTAAATATTTATATTAAGGAATCATTTGTTTTAATAAATAAAATTAATACAATTGTAATTTTACAAAATTATTAATTTTATTTGTATTGTAAATATATAATATATACTTTCATACTATAGAATATGGACATTGTAAATAATGCTATAAACTCTTTAAACTCTAGTACTTTTTTTGCCGGAATAATGATGATATGTTTAAATATTGGTTCAAGGTATATACAACTTAATTTAGATGAATCAACTGAGTCTTATATAAAATATGCTCTTACAAAAGAAATTTTAGTTTTTACGATATCTTGGATGGCGACTAGAAATATATACTCTGCTCTTGTTTTAACTGCTGTTTTTGTCGTTTTAGCAGATTTTATTTTAAATGAAAAGAGCAAATACTGTCTTCTTCCCAAAAAATTCATAAAATCGCGAAAACTTGGCGAATACACAAACAATAAAGTTATAACAGATAAAGAATACAGCGATGCAATGGATTTGGTACAAAATTATAAAACACAGAAAAGTAAAAGCAGTCAGCTAAATTATTTAGATGCTTACAACATGAATAAATTTTAAAAACAACTTATATATTTTAATTACAAATATATATCAAATATATGAAAAATGTTAATATTGTAATATCCAAATTAATTAAATGAATATTATAATATATATTATCAATATTATATAAAATGAGCAAGGAAGAAAAAGATAAAGGTACTGACATTGATAATGATGAAAAAGAAGAAGTGTCATGGTATGAGAATCAACAAAATAAAACAGCCAACATTATTAAAAAATATAACATAGGAACTCTACAAATGTTTATAAGTCCTGAAATTTTAAGTATGACAAGCAAAGAAAGAAAAAAAATAGATAAAGTTTATTATAGAAGAGAATACACCGAGACACCAAATGAACTACAAAAATCACGAAAAGAATATGAAAAAGAATTAGAACTACAAAATAAACAAAAAGAACAAATAGCAAAACAAGCTGTAGTTGCCGATAACGCCCCTCCAGCCCTCCCAGTACCTCCACCTGCTGCTGCTGCCGCGGATGCTTTACAGAAAAGAAAGGAAATAATGGTGGGAGGAGGATTTTTTGACTCTGATTTTAATGATAGCCGTGGAATGTATGATAATGAAAGAAGAAGAGTAGATGCAAATGCTTTTAGAACTGGAACCGGAACTGGAACTGGAATTGGAAACGGAACAACTAATTTATCTGAAACGTCAAGTTTATTAACTCGTGTATCAAAAGATTCAGAACCTTTTATCGCTTCGTTAATAAAATTTAATAACTCTGGTTTTCCAAATAATGTCACTATAAAAGCAAGGATAGATACATTCTTTAATATAAACCTTTTTAAATCATTCTTAAAAAAATTAGGAGAACCAATTAAACTATATGGAAACGATAATCAAATTGTTTCTGTAGATGATATCGATGCATTAAATAGAGATAAAGAACAACAAAAAGGTGATAAGTCAAATAGCAAAAATAAAGTATATGAAACAGATCAAAAAACACAAGGGAACTATATTACAAACTGGTATCCAGCTCAAGAACAAAAAACACTTATAGGATCAGTTTACGCTTTTATATATACTAGACCAACAGAACAAGAAATGAAACAACAATCAGAATTAGGTAAAAAAGTACCATCATCTTCCATGTTGATGATAAAAGAAGGAGATAATTATAGGCTTATAGGTGGACCCATTGATAATAAAGTAAAAGTTGCTTACCCTGGACCAGGCTATGGTAACACTGTTTCTATCGCAACAGATAAATATAATAGCGAAACATCAGATAGAACTGTTGAAAGTCAAATTAATGATTACTATAAAAGAATAACAGGACAAAGTTACCTTCCACAGTCTGTTTCAAATACAGCGCGAAGATTTATATATGAACCAGAATCATCTTTTTCTCCTGGTGTAGATGCTAAGACAGATGTAAAAGATTTAAAAAGCGTAATTTATTCCAGACAAGTTACGCCTTCGCAAATTGAATCTATCATTGAAAGTTCTAGAGCATCATCAACTGATATAGTTAAAGTTCCAATAACTACACTATTTAACATATTAAGTGGAAAAACACAGACTCTTCAAGTAAAAATAGACTTAAGTTCACAAGCAAAAACAATACTAAAATTTCTTTTCAGAATACTAGAAAAACAAAATCTACTATCTACCATTTCAGGTCAACAAAAAAAGAAGGCGGGTGAAATTTACGAAAATAGAATCGAGAAACTTAGAGAAAAGTTATCCGAGTCATCTTTAAATGAACTCGACTCCACCATTCTCCACAATATTCGTTTCATTTTAGATATTCTATTTTCTAATAAAACTATATTTAAATATAAGGGTATTGACTATATAATAGACTACTTAGAATGGAATAATACATTTAAACAGTTAAATAAAGTATTAGAAAACTATAAAGTTGCTTACTATATTGAATTAGAACTATTTCTCGAAAAATTAGAAAAAGGAAAATTACCAATTGACCGTGACGGAACTTTATTCTCATCATGTGCAGTAAGAGGGTCACAGCTTAGTAATTTCTGGAAACGAAACTTCTTAGAGCAAAACTGGTCAAGAGTTGGAAAACAGATTAAAAATTCTATAAAAGTAACAAAAACTCCATCGATTACAGATATTCTTCCCGGGTTTTTAAAAAAAGCAATCGATATTGGTTCAGGTCAAGTCATGTCTCAGTTAAATGCTGGTGTAAATCAAATATCATTTGTTCAGTATTGTCTTTTGGGTCAAGAACAACTGATCGAAGATTTTAAAAATATCGACAACTCATTTGCAGGTGTTTCATGGAAAAATGAAAACTCGTGGAATAAACGCAAAGAAATATTATTCGCTGCAATGGATTACTGCAGTTCCGATGTTTACTGTTTCCAAAATGTACAATGTTCACTTGAATCATACAGAACAATTGTGTCTTCTTTATCAGATGAAGAAAAATTAATTTTAGAAGATATAAGTGACATTAAAACACAGGGTAAAAGGATAAAAATACATAGAACCGTTTTAAATCAGTTATTAGAAAAAGTAGATGATCCACTAAATTTAATAGCTCAAATATATGAACGTTATAAAAATGAATATGTTTTTGTTTATTTCTTCGAACAGAAAAATTTAGGAGGTATATTAAGTACAATCGATAAAAAAACATCACTAGGTAACCTGACTATGTTTAAAAGTGATAAGTTTGAACTAAAAGATGAGACAGATATAAGAATGGCCCCCTTTATAAGTAAAAATAAAAAAAGACTTGAATCAATTGGTTCGTCGTTAGAACCACTTTATAGTAATACTTCTTTCGCAACAGTTACATATTGTAAGTTTAAGGGTGGTAAATATGCAAAGACGATACAGTTACCGGGTATGACAGCATTACAACAGTCGCCACAAGTATCAAAGCCTTCGGCTAATTTACCCGGCATACAAGGTTTTACTGGTACTGTTAAAGTGAACAACGATGATACTATACCTGAAGTAAATGAAACAAGAGAATCAGTTGATAAAATTAAAGACTACGATGAAGAAACAAATCCTGATATACCAAGTGATAGTCCTAGCCCTAGTCCTAGCCCTAGCCCTAGCCCTGCCCCAAGCAGACCTGCTAATGCACAAGGTGCACAAGGTGGAGGAGATGGTAGTGAATGGTATAATCAAGATAAGTCAGAACAAGTGGGATTTTTATCAGGACTACTTGGTAATACGGGCATGAATAAACAGTCCAAAGTTAAAGCAGAAGCAGAACCATGTAAAAAATATATGAATCAAAATTATATTCCAGGTGGTCAAATTTTTGGAATTATAAATATAAAATTAGAAACAGCAGAAACTTTAAAAGAAATTGAAACAAAACAAGCATCACAAGTTACACCAGTCAAAACCATTAAACCTGCTACAACTGCTACCCCTTACACCACGACAACCGAAGATAAAAAAATTACCAAACAAATGTTAGAAGTTTTATTGATAGCAGCATTTGTTTCAAAGTTTAGGACTAGGTATTACTTGTCAAGTTCAACAGATATTAACCCATACTTTATGGCCGGTGACTTTAATTTTGATATACCATCCGACCAACCAATAGGTAAAGGTACAATAAAAGAAGTATACTTAAAAGCGCCAGCATTAGCTTTGTTGCTAACGAGAAGTAATAACATTTTTTACCCATCCGAATACCCATCTCTTGCATATTATGCTAGTCAAATAAGAGATTTTATTTTAAAAACATGTAAGATAGTGACATACTTGTATGGTGGTAAAGGTAAAAATGGTCGACTTCGTTTAATCGGATACACCAACAGTCAAACACTACCAAATATGTTTGGGTATAAATATTCTTTAACCAACCCTGACAAAGTAACCAAAAGTGAGCTTATTTTTACAACAGGTAAACTACTTCTTTGTCCAAAAGAAGAAATGAATAAAATAGTTAATTCAGAGTCATCAGAGGGGTTTCCCGCTTTTCCAAATAAGTCAAACCCGTCAAATAGTGATGCAATTGGTGGTGTATTTGAACTTGATACAGAGTTTGTTAATAGAATCATACAAATAGAAGAAAAAAATATTATCCAAGAACAGCAAAGTGAACAAACAGATTCACGAGACGCAGCTAAACGAAGTATAATAGAACAAATAACTGGTAAACCAATAGGAGTATCATCTCCTCCTTCTCTTCGACCTGTTACTCAACCTTCTCTTAGCCCAGTTACTCAACCTTCTCTACGCCCTACTTCACCTACCAAATCTCCAGTATCGGCTACATCAGCTGAAGCAGAAGAAGTTCCCGACTGGACTCTATCTACATCAGGAAAAACTAGTGCTGATTCTATTAAACTTATTCCTGATGCGATACCTATAACAGGTGAAGAACTGACAAAATTACAAAACTTTGAATATACAGCATCACAAGCGGATACAGTAAAAGGTTCACCCTATAAAAAATCAGTATTTATATGCGAAACAGGTAAACCAGATTACAAATACTTGACAGAGTTAGAAATGAAGAACTGGAAAGATAATAAAGATAAATTATACTCAGACCATTCTCCAGTTATGTATAAAATTAATAACTCAGGTACTAGTCAATGTGGACCACAGGTTGCTGCAAGTAGTGCTAGTAGTGCTAGTACACTCGCTGGTGGTAGTGGTAGTAGTGGTAGTGGTAGTGGTAGTAGCGAAGAGGAAGAAGAAATGGAAGGAGGCACCATTCCAACAGAATTAAACTTAATAACATGGAATATTGCTGGTCATGGTGCACAAGGAAAAGATATGGCTACAGGAGATACATTTTATTACCATAAATTTAACGGAAAAGTTGAGGAAGAAATAGAACATTATAAGGCCAGGTTAAGTAATAATGCTAGAGCTATTACTGGTATGGTAAATAGCGGATATGACTATCTCTTAGTCCAAGAGGGGCCAAACTCGGCGTTAGAATTTAATTTAAACAAAGGACAACCAGAGCCTTTTAACTATAAAACACTCTTCACTACTTCTATAAATGGTGATGGTGTTAAAAATTTGGATGTTATACCTTCAGTAATAGAAGACAACGATAAGTACTATGGTGAATTTTATATTGTAATTAATAAAAAAACAATAAAAACAGAAGATATAAAAAGTTTGGGACTGTTACTCGTAGGTCCTAAAAGCTATTTTTCTAATGATGAAGCATCTACAATTTTTGCAGATATAATAAGCATGTTAACGAAAAAAAATATAAAAAATTATAATGAATCTATTATTAAAAAGGACTGTTCGAGATTATGGTTTTTTGTAAACAGTAAAAATAAACAAATAATGACATCTGTTCACTTACAGGTAAATGAATCAAATACACCAAAGATGTATGAAAGGCAGCAGCAAATATATATACTATTAAATACCGTTGTTTCTTATTTCAGACAAAGTGCAAACTATAAGGACTTCAATATTGTTTTTAGTGGTGATTATAATATCAATATGTTACAGCCTTTCCCAACTGATGTTCTACCAACTTTCTTAAAATGTGATAGTGTCCCAGGGCAACAAACATTCATATATACAAGTAAAAACAATGCACCTTCCTCTTTTGGTGGAGACAACGAGGGTAAATACAATCCAACAAATATAGACTTTACTTTATTTTACCCAAAACTTAATCCCACGGTTTCAACAACGTCCAAAAAGGTAGGATTTGCTATACCTAGCCCTCCCAGTTCCACTGTCTCATTGGCTGATATGCAACGTAAAACGAAAATCAATAATATAACATTCTATATTGAAAAGGAAATATTCAAAGCGCTACTGGTTACTCCACCAGCGACTAATTCACTTTATACTAACGTATCTATTGTTAGGACATCTTATAGTATGACATATGCTAATAGCAGTATAATGCCCGCGGGTTCGGCTACATTGCTTGATATTGGAGATAGTCCTTTAAATAATATAGTATACGTTCATCCATATGCGACAACCACAACGCCTTCTGATGTTACTGTAAAATATATGATACAAGCATCGCCAGGAAAATCAGGTACAGGCGAATTAATTACCAGAGATACGTTGTCTAACTCGGTTATGAACTCTCTTATTCTGGCGGCAATAAATAAGGTTGAATTTATTATTTTTCCTTTTATAGGCGGTGAATTATTTTTCAAAGAGTTAGAGCGTGTAGAAAATGAGGCAGGTCGTATACATAACAAAAATAGACACGCAGAAATGTTAATAAAAGGTATAATAGACTTTTATGAATTTACTGTACCCAATGGTTTAACGAATACAGTTAAACAAATATATTTTTGTCCTTGGGGAGATGATGAAAGAAATGCATTAATTGATGCTAAACGCAAAGCTTCTGTTACAAATAAATATCTTGATGTTGCGCTACAAATATCAAAAGGAAAAACGAATTTAATAGAAGAAACAATAAACCTTGTACATAAAGGTATACGAGTGAATGCTATTGTAAACGCTGCAAATGTAGAACTTAGTTTTGGTTCGGGTGTTTCAAGCATGTGTTATGCAGCAATAGGAAAAGAGGGTAGTAACAAACAAAAAGAACTAAATAAAACCAGGGATACGTTTATCGATGCTTTTAAACAATATATAAAAAAAAAGAATTCTGACGCTAGTACAAGCGAATCTATATCATTATTAAAACAAATAAGAGAATCGCCTGTGATGAAGTTAGGAACACCCAGAGGATATATAACTACTAATGGTGATATGTATGATGTTTATAGTGTTGATGAAAAGGGTCAATATGTTAATAAAAAAATAACAGACTTAAAATGGAATAATTTCTATAATACGAAAGAAAGTGGTTCTTTTATTAAAGATATACCTAAGGGAGCTTCATTATTTTATTATGATATTATCAAAAAAGACTCTAAAAATAATTATATAAAGTGTTGGTTTTCTTTTAATACTGATACAAGTATTATTAACCCTAAGCGTAATATTAATAATATGTTTATGTTGAATGTATTGAATCCTCTTGGTAATGAAGGTAGTATTGTGTGGTTGGATTCATCAAAGTTGACACTTTCTCCGTTTAATACAGCCGATAATGAGTCGGTTAGTAAAACCATGCAGTATATAAAATTAAATAGTGAAGAAGCAGTTATATATTGTAAAAAGTTATTTATAGAGTCTTCTTTGTCGGCTTATAATAGTGGTAAGTATGAGTTGGATGAATTAAAAAAAAATACTCTAATAAAACTTGCCGAGCAAATAAAATTCCCACTACCGGATATAAAGGATTGGTCACCTAAAAAGAAAGTTACAACTTCAGAAACTACCTCATCTACTTCTGTACCTAGTTCAGCTCCTTCTTCTGTACCTGGTTCAGCTCCTTCTTCTTCAAAAAAACCGACCATTACAGAAATAAACGGTATAAATCGTAGAGCTACTGCAAAGGAATTTAAAGACGCACAAGAAAAAGGTATTAAAAAGGGTACAAAAATACCTGGCGGTGTAAACGATACCATCACGTATCATCAAACGGGTTCTACGTTTGAAGTTGCTTTAGATGAAATTAAAGCTGGACAAAAAAAAACACACTGGATTTGGTATATTTTTCCTTCCGATATAAAAGGACTTACACCATGTTCTACTTTTTTCAGGTTAGGACCTGTTGCTAGTAGAGACGCAATTGGTGGTACAAAAACGATAACAATAAAAGATTATTTAGATGACAGTGTGTTAAGACAGAACTATATTAGTATAACTGAAGCGGTATGCGATAAACTAGAAGAAGTATTAGATACAGACACGGGGAAGTTACCCCAAGATATTTTAAAAGATATGATGACAGCGCCTGAAGACCCTAAAAATCGTGTGGACTATTATAAACTTAAAAACTCTGTAAAGAATTTTTACATGCCTCTTAAAACTAAATTAAAGTCAATGTCTGGTTTTGACAGTAATGATTTTATTAAAAAAATGAACAAGTTAAATATTATATTAAATGATATTAAAGACCCTGAATATAAGGTAGAGGATGAAGACAAATTAGAAGATGATTATTTAATGTCACTAGGAACAGATGCTCTAGACCCTTTGCTTCATGATACCGAGTCCATGCCTTCTGCGCCTCCAGGGACACCTATTGCTTCGGTGTCTCCTGGTTCAGTGTCACCTGATTCACCCGTATCGATAGAGTCACCAGAGTCACCTGGATCTAGGTTAAAATTAGAAACAACAGATAAGTCGAGAATTTTATCCTTGGATGATATTTTGACTTTAATAATACAAAATATAGACAATAACGTCTTTATAATAAATGGAGGTAGTTTTAATCCTCCGCATAATGGTCACATTAAAATGTTCGAGTCAGCATATAATACCCTTGTTGCAGATAAGCCCGAAGAAATAAAAGGCTATTATGGTATAATGGTAGTATCTACAAGAAAATACATTATGGGTAAAGGTAAAGAAGAAGGTAAAGGTCTAAAATATGATGAGGTGTTGAGTTCAGAAAATAGAATAAAGTTATGCAAACTGGCGTGTGATACATATAACTGGGATAAAGATAGTAAGTTTAACTCTAATAATATGCTAATATTAAATGTAGCCGATAGTGATCCAAAATCATTAATCCTACATAAAGTAATAAAAATACTTGATAAAAATCCAGCATATAAAGGTAAGGATAAAGAGATAGAGAAAATTAAAACTGAACATTTGTTTTATTTATGTGGTTCTGATTTTTTTATAAAAATGTATTCTGATTCTAGTAGATATAGTATAATTTATGTACTAAGAAAATCTGAAGAAGGAATGATAAAAAAGAAGGAGGCAGAAGTAGAAAAATATAGTAATAAAAATTATTTGAAAATACCAATAGTAATGTCGGCTTCCGATGAATATAATTTATCGTCTAGTGTTGTAAGAGTGGCTATTCAAAAGTTAGGAACACCTCTATTGGATTCTGAGAGAATAAAATTGCAAAATGGTATTATAAAATCTATTGGTTTACCTGTGTATTGTTACTTAAGAAGTTTAGAATATTTAGTTCTAAAGAAATCTTATGGAAAAAGTTGCGATAGGCTTGACCCGAGTGTAAGTGAAGAAATAGAATATGTCCGTGATTTTGATATGGGTGACTATGAGGGTATTGGGGAAGATGTTGATATATTCAACGATGAAGAATGGAGCGACTTTCGTATTGACTTATTAGCTGGCGAACTAGATGATATACCTGAAAAGGATAGAAACATATTTATTGAAATAAATACTTTTGTTATATTTGATAGTCAAACGATTAAAGATGAAACTAATTTTGACAAAGGTATGAATGATTTAATAAGTTGTGATATTTATAATAAAAAAGGTATAGATTCTAAAAATATAAAGGGTTTTTTAAAAAATATATATGACTCTAAAATATATTATATTCTAAACGACTTCGGTTACTTCAAGGTATTTAAAATAGATTCAAAATACTGTTTTATACAAAATTTGCTTTCAAATGGTGCATCAAATACAAATTTATTAGCAGGTATAAAATTACTAAGTACGGACCAATTTAATGCTACTTATTTGGCTGGGAAAGAGGGAGTATTAGAACAAATAGTAGATGATAGAACAAACTATATGGCGTCTATAAAAGCAAGTGGTTATAAAGACTACGATGGTAACCCTATTACAGAAAAAATAGTAGATGAAATATTAGGTTTCTTATATGATAGTGAAAGATATAGTTTGTATTTGTATTTAATAGATGATACACAACCAGCCGAGGGCAAACGAATATTATTAAGTTTATACTCAACCGTAATAGAAGAAAAGAATGACAAGGTTGAATATATAGTTGGTAATTTAAATCATGAATTGGCTGCTACCATTGAAAGGAGTAAGACAGACACTGGCCCACTTGTAATTCCGAAAAAATTAAGGGGACCAAAAGGGTCGGAAGGACCGTTGGGACCAAAGCGCACAGAGGGTGCAAAGGGGGCGAGTGAATTATTAAAATCTGTTAACTATGTTCAACAGATGTCTAATGGAGATGGTAACTGTTTTTACAATTCTGTAGGAATGTTATCATCCAAACATGTGATAATTAAAGATATGTTTGATAAGTATCAGAGCGAAAGTATAAGTAACAAATATAGAATTCAGTTTGAGGAACAGTCAAGGGTTAGAATTGATCTTGCTGAATTTATGATAAGAATTTATAATATAATAAAAAATGTTGACAAGAAAAGTAAACAGTACATGGATTCTCCGATTATAAAATATATAGTAACAAATGGTGATAAAAATAATTTTAAATATGTTAGCACGATAAAGTCACCAGTTGGTAGTAGGTATTTTGGAACAGATTCTGAAATATATTTTGCATCTTTGTATTATAGACAACCAATAGTTACGGTAACAGGAATATCTGATGTTAGCGTGTTTAATATATTTTATTGGGACTATTATGATATAGATGGTGTTGTGTTTACTGAATATATTAGAGGAGATGCGGACGATATCGATGCAAATGAAGTATTAAATTTTATAGAAAACTCTAGTCAACAGTTGTTGTGTGATGTTGGTGATATTTCGGTATTCTTGCTTTACTATCCTAGTTCATATTTTCTGGTAGGAGGAACAGGACATTGGTCGTATGCTATTAACGAGAACTTATTAGTACCTGATAGCGAAGAAAAAGGTGGTGGAGAAGTTAGTTCGGGAGGTGGTGAAGAAGGTGATCATAAATATAATCCAAGAGTTACTAAAAAGATTAGAAATAAGTATCATAAAAAATCATCATCGAAGGCAACTAAAAAACATAAAAGAACTAAAAAAATGAAAAGTAAAAAAGGTAAAAAAAAGACTATAAAGCATGGTATGTAAAGTATGCGTAGTTATGTAGTTATTTATTATTGGTTTTTACTAATAATAAACAATAGAGCAATAGGAAAGTAAAATGTGTAAAAAGTTAATATAATTTATTTTTTAAGAACGTATAAGTAAAGTATGAAATAAATGAAACGCATAAAGAAAGTGGTAATGTATCATATGCTTGATTAGATATTTTATTAATTACTAAAGCACTTGTTATTGGGGCATCTAAAAATGGACTTAAGAATGCTGTCATACCCAAGTACATGAGATTTTGTTGTGGAATGGGTATATATTCAGATAATACCGAACCAATACCACAGCCAATTGTCATGCTAGGTATTACAAGACCACCTGTTAACCCTGAACTTATAGAAATATTAGTATTTACAATTCTACCTAAAACACTATAAATATTAAACCTATTTACTGTATCAAATTTTCCTTCTTTTTCTAATTTTTTCAATTTGTCAAGTTCATCGTATTTTTGTTCTTTTTCTAGTTGTTTTAATTTTTCATTGTTAATGACAGCTTGAAATCCTTCATTTATAGCGGATTCACCTATACCCATTGATAAGAATCCTATTTTTTTAATAATAAAGGCAATAAGAAATCCGAATAGTATAACATATAAGTTATTAAATTTCGATGTTTTAATATAGTTAAACATCACATTAATAGACCTAAAAAATCCTAGTGACAAAATTCCCATTATTACTGAAAATAAACAAATATATCCAAAATTTTCAAATTTGAATGAAAGTTTATCTATTTTTATTAAATTATCTTTTTCATTTACCAAATAGTAAATAAATGGAATAGCACAGACCATTACTCCAAAATTTGAAAAAAAGTTTATATCTTTATTTATTACCATGTGTTCTAGTATATAAAAAAATGTAGATATCATAGAACCATATGTAATCGTAAAACCAATTGCATATCCTAAATAAATTATTAATTCAGTATATATATCTTTTAATCCTAGTACTTTTTTAGATTTGAAGTAAAAGTATAATAGTAGACATATAGAAGAGTAAATAATAACACCTTCATCCCCTACAGCTGCACCAGAAGCGATAGCTAACAGAGAAAATATATAAATTGCTATATTGGATAATCCTCCTACAAAATAACTTGTTTCTGAAAAAGATCTTTCATGATTATTTACACTGGTTATCATTTTTTTAATATATAATTCAAAAAACCCATCAGACAGTTCAAAGTAGTTTGCCTTTGAAGCAATAAAAAACATTATTGGGACATATATAAAAATATATTTGGAATAATTAATTAAATTTTGTTTAGTATTCATTTGAACTACCTCGTATATATCGAAAAATGTTTTATTCATATGAACAATAATGATAATTGCAACAATGAAAAAAATAATAGTTGTAAATATTTTCATATTCATACCTATATTTATTAAAAGTTTTATATATAGTATATATAATATATAGTAATAATATTATTGATAATACTAATAATACTTATAATACTTATAATACTTATAATACTTATAATAAGTCATCTATACTATCCCCAAAAATATCCTTAAACGCTATCATCATTTGTTCTATATATGATGAATTTGTTGCTAGAGAGTTGCATACATTTTCTGAAATAGCAATTGCTAGTTCAACGCGACAGAAGAATTTTGAAAACTGTAAATTCTGTGTTTTTAATATTTTATTTATTTCGTATATTTCTTCTCCGCCAAAAAACTTTGTATCATTGCTTAATACGTCATTGCATATTGTAGAAATTTTATTAATCAATATATTTTTATCTCCTTCCAAAATAGTAGGTTTTGCCTTATCTATTTTTTCAGATAGACTCTCAGTAATAAACTTTGATAACTCTGTATGATTTTTACTAACAAGAATTTTAAAAAATAAGAAAAATACATTTTGTTCTTCTCGCGTCATTGTTCCAATAATTCCATAATCTATTACACCTATTTTTAATATAGTTTTTAGTATTTCGTTATTATTTTCGTCTTTACATATACAATTTTCTTTCATAAAAATAACATTACCAGAGTGTAAGTCTGCGTGATAAATAGAATCATAAAAAACACATTTTAAGTTAAATCGTGATAATATTTTTGAATACTCACATTTATCTTCATGTAAAATATTTTCGATTCGACAACCTTCGAGCTTATCCATTATAATAACACATGGATTATCGTCTGTAAAATAAGAATATACTTTTGGTATACAAATGGTTTGTACTTCACTGAATTTTTCATAAAATATATTAATATTTTTTACTTCATTTGAAAAGTTTAACTGGTTTGTCATTATTTCGCGATTTTCTTCAAATAGGTCGCTTACATTTAAGTCTCGTATGTATGGTATTTTTTTAGATATGTTTACTAGTAGTTCCAGTTCATTAATTGATTTATTAAACTTTTGTATAATATTTGTACGACGATATTTAATAATAACATTTTTTCCATTTAATTTTCCATTATATACTAGCGCAATGTTACCAGATTTAATAGGAGTTTCGCTTTCAATTAAAAGTTCATCTCCATTTTTTCTAGCAATATTTATCAAGTCGTATAATCCATTATAGTCGATTTCATTTGTACTATACTTAACATTATCGGTGTATGTAATAAAGTGGTGAAATAAATCTTTATCGACTAAGTTATTATTGTTTGCGAATGCTTGGAATATTTTTGTAAAAAATATATTTTTATCAGCCATTTTCGAGGCTATGTTTTTTACCATGTTATTATAATCTTCCGGTGTCTTTTTTGATAACTTGTATATGAAATAATGTTTTGTGTATATAGCAACACAGCATGTTATAAACCACGAATTAGATACACCCGATGCTATATGTGCAGCAAGTTCTTTAGTAATATAACTAAAAACATTTGATATCTTACTTGAGAGAGTATTTTTTTGATATGTATTGGTATCGCCATCACCATTATTAGGTACATTATCGGGACTATCTACTTTTACATCTTCTAAGCGTTCATCTTCTTCGTGATGCTCTGGGTATATAGACTGTTTTATTCTTTGATACATAATAATGTTTTATAATAGTATTATGTATTTTAATCTTTATATATTTATAACTTATTATACCATTTCTATAAAATTTTTCAAATTTAAAAACATTTTTTTCATAATAAGTCCTAGAATATTTTCCATATATATTGGTAATGAGTTAGTTAGTTCAAGTTTAAAAATATAACTTATATTTATTCTGAAATTTGATTCAAAATTTACAACCATAGTTGATATCGTATTTTTAACTTTTTCATAGTTACTTAACTCTCCTATATTAGGATAATCAATATCAAAACTAGTATATACATGTTTTTCATTTGTTATTTGTTGTATTGTTTTTACATACATATATTTTGGTTTTATTCCTAACTCTTTACCAAATGGTTTAAATAAAAAAAGAATTTCTACTTCGGTTGGAGAAATCCATTTTTTAACTTCTATTTTTTCAAAGTTATCTGTATTTAATCTAAAAATTAAGTTATACATATTAAGATTTACTATATCATGTAAATTTTTATTTATATTCTCCACATTAAGCTGTAATGAAAATATATTACATGACTTTTCTCTTTTTAAAAATACTCTTTCTTTTAAACAAACAGTTTTAAAATCATAATTAGTTATTTCATGTAAAGTATTATTTTTTATTTTATGTTCAATAGAGTCTAATAATAAAGTACCGCTACCAATATCGTTATTCATTTTACTTTACTTATAAGTACTGTTATTTTATCTAAATAATATTATAAGATATTTATAACTCATTTATCATAAAAATAATATAATTCATATAATATTATATTTTTATATATTATAGTCTTGTCTTATCGATAAAGCACAATCGTATTAAAATGCCTAAAAATAACAATAGTATTATATCTTATATACTATTGACTGCTCCAATTATTTTAGGGTTAGGTTCTGGTTACTTTGTATCTCGTAAAAAAATACCAAAGGTAAAGTCTTACCTAAATCCTCCATCATGGCTATTTGGTGTAGTATGGCCTATTTTGTATTTATTATTAGGTTATTCATCTTATCTTATATGGAATAGTAAGAATTTAAGTATAAATAGTAAACATTTTTATTTATTTTTATATGCTATTCAGGTTTTACTTGTTATGACTTGGTGGCCTTATTTTATATACTACCCTAACAAATTCTTTGCTACAGTAACTCTAATCTTGTTAGCTATTTTTGCACTGGTTATTACAGTAATGTTTTTTCCCATTAATATGGTTGCTGGATATTGTTTAATACCATATGTTATTTGGTTATCATTTGCATCTTTCTTAACATCACAGACATAAGATAATATTACTTCATACTTCATACTTCATACTTCATACTTCATACTTCAAATATTCTTTCAATATTTTTAACAAGATTTACTTTATTTAATACCATTTCTTGGTCTATTTTATATTCAGCAATATATTTATTAGGGTTTCTTAATACGCTATGAATAATGATAACATCTCTAGTTATATTTCCTGTAAGTCGAATAGTATGTTTTGGGAAATATTCTTCAACTCTTTTACATCCCCAGTATAGTGGAATTGTATTGTTTATAAATGGATTTACTATTTTCTCCGTAAAATAATGGTCGTGACTCGTATTCTCAATTGCAATTGTAAACAAATAATTTTTGCACATGTCCTCCATCGACTTAAAACCACCCATTATATTTTTATTGTTAGGGTATTCCCGTTTATAGTTATCCACACCATTACCCCATATATCGATTGGCCAATTATATTTTAGAATATGGCGAGCAATTATGTGACGATATTGGTGACCTGGTGTATATGTTTTATGCGAAACCATAATTGACATTAGTTTTGATTTTTCTGGTCTAAAAGGCAAAGGTTTAGGTGTTTCATAAAATAGAAACCCATGATGTCCTACAAAAGTTGGTGTTGGGAATTTATCAACAGAACCGATGAAGTATTTTCCTATATTTTTGACTGCATAGTCTATAAAATTATTTTGGTGAATTTTCAAAAATGGTGTATCGTGTGGTTCTTGAGCAAACCCGATAACATTTTTAGGTGGTACTTGTAAATTTGGTGGAGTAGGACAGTTCAATATAATTGCATGTGTATATGTTTCCGTTGTTGTAAAATATATTTTTTTAGTTTTACCATAGTAGTCTATATTTTGAACAAGACATGCTCTTTCGTATTCTTGTTTACAATGTCCAGATACACAGTAGTCGCTAAAAAATTTAATTCTTATATAATTCGACCTAAAATCATCTAATACTTTTTTGAACACTATTGTGTTATAACATATTTTATAATGTAAAAAAGTTTCATTATCATTATGTTTTACTAATGTGTCGTTCATATTATATAATACACACTGTTGAATAGCTAGTTGAACCCATAAAATATTAAGTATTACGTTAATTTCTAAAAATGGATTGACTTCTTCTAGATATTTTAAAATATTCTTTTTAATAACTACTGTTGAATTTATAAATGGATTTATCTTAAGTATATTATAATGGTATAGTTCCCCTTCAGGAATACACGATACTTCGCTTTCATATATACTTTTACTTCCTAATACATCGATTCTAGGGTATTTTAAAAGTATACTTGTCTGCAACTCTAACTTATTTGGTACCCAAATATCATTCATATATAAAACAGCAATATGGTTATATTTACATCCATGTTCTGCTGCCTTTATAAGTGCTTTTGATGACGTATTTATTTCATTTTCGAAGTACTTTATAATATCTATACGACTATCAATGTCTTTATAATTTTGTATTGAACTATTATCATTTTGTTTTATATTATATAATACAATTTTTAATTCCCACTCTTTATATGTTTGATTAATAATGGAAGTAATCGAATCATCAAAAGCTTTATCTGTAATACTGTCATTTTTAATAGTAGTATTGTCTAGTAAAGCTACAATAGAAATCATTTATATAAATATTATTGTAATATAATGTTTATATAAAAATCTTTAATTTATTATTAGTTTATGATATTTGAAAAATAATAAATATCATACAAATATCATACAAATATCATACAAATATCATACAAATACAGTCTGTATACATTTAAAGAATACTAGCAACGGTTGCTACTTTACCTGCAATATCACCTACTTTTTTAAATGTGGGAATAAACTTTTTAGTAAACCAGCTTTTAGATTCAGGTCCTGATACAGAATTATGAGCATTCATGGTAGTTGGTTTGCTAAAATTTAGCAAGTGTGTAGGAGAAGAAGGAGTAGTGGTTGGGGTAGTTTGTGCACGAATGTGAGAGGGCAAAGCTGCATTAGGATAAAGAGAGTAGTTGAACATCTGTTTGGCGAACGGGTAGAGGGTCAAAGTGTTTATAATATTATACAATATTTTATTTTTATATTGTAAATTATATTATATTTCATACTATATTTTATAATGTTAAATATCTAAACTAATAGTGTTGCGTTCAGATTTAGGTTTGCGCTTTGTTTTATTAGGCATATTGTCATTTTGCAGGTCCTTCAACTCTGAGATACTAATAGTGCTTCCTTTATCTTCTGATGCTTGATTTGCATTTGCACTTGATGATGATGGTGTGATATTTACGTTTTTAGTCTTTAACCCTGACAAAATATTATTAATATCAGATGGTCCTCTCATTTCAGGTCTTGGATTCTGCGGAAGTGGGGGAGGTGCTCCACGCGTGCTCTTTAACTCATAAGGATTTATATAATTTTCAGACAGATTTACACCATCGTTCATATTCCCTCTTCCAAAATTTAAATCAGGACGATTTGAAATATCACCTTCCCTTCTAGGAGGAGGGATTGAATTAGGACCTTTGGTTGCTACTGGTGGGGGTGGAGGTCTCTGGTTATTAAAATTGCTAGGCGGTTGCTGTTGTCCGCCACCACCACCACCACCACCCATACCTCCCATCATGTCTCCCATAAAGTTACCAAAATTGGGCGATGATTGGGACATTGTATTTACAGCGGCCTGTGTAAACTGTTTCATGAGCTCCGGGTTCTGTCTCATAATATCATCCATACCGGGCATAGCGGATTTAAACATAGTATTTGTCATATGAAGCATAATTGCGCTTCCTCCAAGTTGAAAGAGTAACTTCAATTCAGGCGCCATCTTTGCTTTAGACTTGTATTTCTCATGTAGTTCGGCAAAAATTTCATCATAGTCGTCTACATTTTCGTTGATTTGTTCTGACCATCCATCGAGCTTCAAATCAAATGGATCAAACTTATTATTTAAAAATTCTATACCGGTAATTGCAGTCATAAGCAATTTTTGTTGAAACTTAATACTATTTTTCTTTTCTCTTTCTTCTACATGTGTTTCATATTCGCCCTTCATTTCAAGAAGAGATGACTCCATAGTATATTTTTTTGTAAGACGAATTCCCTTTGTCTCTAGTTCTTCTAGTTTCTGAAGGATTTTGAATTTCTCGCGAAGTAATTCTTCTTTGGACATTTGTGGAGTTGAGTCGAGAGGAGCATCAGGGTTCATAGGTACGTTGTTGAATTTTCCAAAACCGTCCCATGTTTTTTTATCGGGGTCGGTATTTGCGGTTGATGCACCAACACCACTAGTATTACTTCCACCGACTGGTGGTCCACTTATTCCTCCCAAATTATGCTTATAATCTGAATATCCACCATCACTATGGTCATCGGTATTATCATAGTTGTTTAATTTTATATTTGAACCACTAAAAAAATCAGATTTAAAATTTTTAGTTACTTTGTTAGGATTTATAGAGTCAGATAACTCATTTAACTCATCCTCTAGTTCATTCAAATCATCTAAATCAATATTTCCGTCTGCTCCACTCTTATTACCAGATTTTAATTTATCGTTCATCAAAAGCTCTAACCCCCCACCAAAGTTTACAGTCTTCGAACCACTGCGACCGCCGCCGCCTCCACTTCTATTTCCTCCCATAAAACTATTATCGAGTTCGGATAAATTTCCAAGGTCAATGATTTCGTCAGCCATATTATTTATAATTTAGAACTTTAATTTTAAGTTTGTGCGCATTATAAATATTTATAATTAAATGTTTATAATTAAATGTTTATAATTAAATGTTTATAATTAAATGTTTATAATTAAATGTTTATAATTCAATATCTATCATCTTTTTTAATGTAAGGTAATAGATTCCTTGTAAAAAACAGTCAGCCAAGTCATCTTTTTTTTTATTTTTCTCTAAACATCCTCTATATTTTTCAAATTGGGGTAATCTTTCTAGTAATTCTTTTGTTACTTCTACACTTTCTATTTTTCGTTCAGTATATGTTGTTTTCTTTTTAGTCATAAACATTTTTAATTTATTTGCAGCTGATATGAATTCTATACATGGTGTACCTCTCATTATAAAGTATTGTGCTATCATACCTTGAAGTGTTTTCATTCTACTTGCTATTGTGCTTATTTGATTCTCTATAATTACAATATCTATTTTATATTTTTCCAGCCCTCCCATTTTTCCTAAATCTCCCGAGTCTCCTATATCTCCTATATAGGGCATTACAAATTTATCTAACTCGGTCATCATATTTCTACCAAGTGTCAATAAATCAATCTGGTCAGCTCTCACATTTTCTATATTCTCTAAATAGTTCTTATCTAATTCATGTTGTATCATGTCTATCATTTGTTCTTTCGTATTTTTTTGTCTTTTGGGCACTTGTTCTATAGATTCGTTACTTGTATGAGGTGTATGAGACTCGTGAGATTTATTGAAAATCGATGAAATATTATACTTCTCAATAATACTCTGAATATCCACTAATTTATTCTTTTTTATTTTTTTAATGTCAAGTTCGCCAGGTGGTATCTTAAATTTACACTTTCTTGCATGTTTACTACAATAATAATCAATAATAACAGATTCTTCATTTTCATTTTCATCTTCATTTTCATTTTCATCATTGTATACATGTTCACTGCTGTTAAATGTTTTACAATATTTAGCAACTTCAGAACAACATTGTAAACCTCCGTTGTTACATTTTTTAACTATGGGAGTACACAAGTTTATAACTTCCCATTGTAATACTTTATAATCTGTCAAATTATTTACATCATCTCCAATTTGAAATAAACAGTATGCTAAATTTTTCATACCTACATCAAAACTAATAACATTTTTCATTTCATGTATATATATGTATATATATGTATTTACAACAAATATAGTTTTATATTTGTTTTATATTTGTTTTTTATTTATTTTTTATTCTGTTATTATTATAATAAAGTAAATAATAATTTTTAATGATAAATAGTATATATTTTAAACTAGTGTGTTTATTTATATTATTGTTTGTGATATGTTATTTTGTGGAAAAGGTTGTTAACAAATATTCATATGAAAAAGGTAAACCTATTAATAAAGTAAAAATTCCAGATATTATACAGGAAAGCATACCAATAATTCGTAACTTAGATGTTGTAAGTGACTTGTTCTCTTCATTTTCGTCATTTGTTTTTTTAATTATTTTTATTATAAATGGTAAATACCAGTATATTATTTTATATTTTTTCGTATTTTTATTAATGCGTTTAGTTACATTTATATATTTTGTATCTACAACACTTCCTGATAGCAGCAAAAAATGTAAATATGGTTCAGACTTTTTTAAAACATCGATGAATATGGGTTCGTGTAATAGTCTCGGAATTAGCGGACATTTTATAAATATGGTATTTCAGTTGGGTCTTATTTACAGATATTACGGGCCAAAATATTGGTTATTATATTTTATTGTTTATATTTTAGGATTTATGTTGATATGTGCATCTAGAAACCATTATACTATAGACTGTATTACATCAACATTTGTGGGATTATTTTTTATTTACGAGATAAATAACATACAAAAAGGACTGAATTATTTGATTGGTAAAAAATATTTTAACGTATAAAAGTAAAACATTATTTGATTTATTATATTTGCGTATTATATTGACCTAGGAATACCGTCAGCCAAATACTGATACTGTGTAAGAGCCGGAGCCATCATACGACTTTGTAGTTCGTATCGAGAAAGATACACATTTTTGAGATCGCTTGTTTCATAGCCGAATGGTTGGCTCGTATCAAGTGCAGATGAGAAAACATAAGGTGTATTTGATTGTATTGCAGGATTTTGTGGTCCAGTATACATTGGAGGACATGCTCCACAGTTATTGCAAGATGATATGGAATTTGCTTTCATGATTTTAACGGCATTTTTTTGCAAAAAGGTTCTATAGTCCCAATTTGAAGTTATGTGGTTATTTTCGCGTATTTGTTCATTTACAACAGCTCCAGGCTGCCATGTTGCATAGTTGCGACCGTCCATCATAATAGGGGGAAAATTAAAATGAATATTATTTGAACCTGCGTAACAAGTAGCCCAAGACATTTATTATATGATTGTATAATATATACTAAAACTAGATAAAAATAATATTAACATTAGAATTCATATTAATATTATTAATTTTATATATAGTTTAATTATTGTAGTAATTATGACAGGTGTTTAATCAAATCACGTTTCGTTAATTTATTAATAGAAGTTTCGCTCATGTGTGAACCCTCTGATGATAATTTATTTTTAAGATGTTGTCTAAGAGACTGTACATTCATTGAATTATAATCTGAATGTGTTTCAGAATCTTTGGTTTTGAAAACCGCTTTTACAGAAATGTTATCTAAAGAGTTATCTGTTTCTAAATCTATTTGATTATTATTATTAATTTCACTTATAACAACATTTTCCTTAATCTCATGAACCTCATGAACTTCATGAACCTCATAAATCTCATGTCTTACACTAGGCTCATGTGGTCCATCAAGGTCCGATGAGATAGACTCACTATCACTATCTTCATCTTCGTCTTCGTCTTCGTCTACATCATCTTCATCGCCATCATCATCCCTATACTCTTCGCGACCATTTTTAGTGTACAAAGGATGTGTTAACTCAATTACTTTTATATCGGGTCCATCTAAATGTTCTACTACATGAGAGTCGTTATTACCTGTAAATAAGATTTTTCTTGTAGTATTATCACAAACTTCATGATCTTTACATTGTTCATCACCCTGGTCACTCTCACATTCACCCTCACTCTCGCTACTCTCGCTACTCTCGTCGCTGTCATCGCTACTCTCACTACCACTGTCATCGGAAACATCAATCAACTCATTGTTTGAGTTCACTTGGCGAAATCTGTTACTATCTTCATTAACAGCATCTGAAACAACCTCTTCTTGACTTCTATTTTGAACTATATTCATTATATTTTGATTATTATTATTCATGGCCATTATTACACTTTGTAATACTTTTGCTTGCTCGCGCTGTGTAAGTTCTAAAACACGATATTTATATTTTATATAGTAATATAAAGCAAAACCAATCAATAATGTAATAAATAGACTAAAAATAGTTTGTGAATTAAATAGAGACATCTTTTATTTTTATACATAAATAAAAATAAAATATTTAACGCTTAATATTATTTTGTTATTTTGTTATTTATAAAATCCTTAATTACATAGAACCAAGAATTTTTTTAGTATTTGAAATAATTGCTTCAGGATATTCTAAATCATATAAAACTTTTATTCCTCCCTTAATTGTCGATATTCCCTTTTTAAACTTGTACAAATATTCTACATTATGATCCTCCATCATGTTTACACTCATGTGATAATTCTTAACATTACTATTTGATTTCAAATTCTTACATAACTCAATATAGTGAGTAGTAAGCATTATATCTACATTTTTCATTCCAGACAAATAATCAATATATCCGTATGCACTTGCAACCGCTTCATATGGGTTTGTTCCTGAATATAATTCATCAAAAATACAAAAATGGTTTTTATCATTATTTTTCTCTAAACAATCCAGGATTTCTTTACATCTTCTAGATTCTGCTTGAAATAAACTATCACGACCCGATGTATCAGGGATATTCAAATAGCAATGTAAGTAATCATATGGCTTAATTTCAGCCGTTTCATAAAACCCATAACCGATCTGTTGAGATAATATAATATTCATCAATGTGGATTTAATAACTGTAGTTTTACCAGCAGCATTAGGTCCAGTAATTATAATTTTTTTATCTATAACCACGCTATTTTTTACAGGACTTTCGTGTGGAGGATAATATAAATTTTTAAATTTTGTAACATTTTTCGATTTTGTCTTCGTTTGCGAGTATTCTGTGTCTTTTGATTTTGTAGATACTATCGATGTAGTTGACTTTTCTGATTTATTCGACTTGTCAGATTTATTGGATTTATTGGATTTATGTTTTTTATGTTTTTTTACATCACTGGGTTCCTCTTCTTTTACATCTTCTCTTGTTTCCTCCTTGTCCTCCTTGTCCTCCTTGTCCTCCTTGTCCTCCTTGTCCTCAACCTCTTCATCGATGCTCGCATCAATAAAAGAACATGTATTAATTCTACCACTATCAATTATGCTCTTTAAGTGGTCAACTTGTTCATAAAAGCCATTGAATCCGAAACTATAATCAACACATTGCTTAATATCATTATCGACAAATATTTCATAATTTAGTTTCATAATTTTACCAATATCCAGCATCTTACCAAATGATATCTTAAATGGTTTTATTTTATCAAACACTTTACACAGTTTTTCCAGTTTCTCTTTATTATGCGTAAGGTCGGCAGTAAACTTGCTATATGTTCCTAATGATGATGAGATATTTATAATATGCATCATGTTACGAGTAGTATACCTAAAATAGTCACGAAGAATAAAAATGTTTTTGTGAATTAAAATCATATTTTTATAGAACTGGTAACACGACATTATATTTTGATAAACCTGGATAACATAAAATACAAATGACATTAGTACATATATACGCTTATCCCACGGCATACTAGAAAAGTCTAACAAAGAAAACATTTTACCAATCGGGTGTGTAGCAAATATTCTCTTAAGTGTTGCTATATATCCAGAAACAGTAACATCTATCTTTTGAAACTTAAGAAGAAAGAATGGTATAATAAGTAATATAAGAGGAGAAAGAAGAGAAATAACAGGAGATGTAAGATTATAAAGACTCAATAATTGTAAAAACCCCGGCGACTTATTAAGTCTATCCAAAATTGGAATTTCTATATAGTTAAAGCGTTGTTTGAAATTTTTATCCCCAGCAATATCAATCCATAACTTATCTATTTTTTCAAAAATATCATGCGGATTTATTACTACTTCATTATCGCTAGTAGTCATAGTTACTTGTGCCTTTAAGTCGCCATCATATAAGTTAACATATGCCTTATAAAATAGTTGCGATTCCTTCAAAAATATAACATCAGTTGTATAATATCTACTCCACTCATTTAAAAACTTTTTGCTAAATATTGATTCAGGTTTCAAAATATGGCTATACATCGACTGTCCCTCGGGGTCTTTTGACTCTACTAATTCTAAATCATTTATAATATTCTCATTAATTTCTTGTTTATTATTTAAATATGAAATAGGGAATTTAAATGATGACGTTTCACTATATTTGTTTTTATTTTTTGTGTTAGTATTAGTATTAGTATCAGGACTGCATGTATTACTGTCCGTAGTATTATCACAAACATTTCCATTCAACGCTTCAAGCTTTTTAATCTGTTCATTTTTCAATTCTGTTAAATAATTTTCAAGATCAAACATATTTATATCTTAACATATAAATAATAACATAAATATACGAATTTATTTTATTATTGTATTAAATTTATTAAGTTATGGGTTATACTTAATATACTTAATATACTTGTTGTACTTATTAGTTATTTTAATCAATAGTAATATTCGAAGGCAACTCCTCTACAATAGTATGATAATGTCTCTCGATATCTTTCATTGTTTTAATATCCCATCTTGTAACAAAGTTAATAGCCGTTCCTTTTCTACCCCAACGTCCAGACCTCCCAATACGATGCAAGTAGTTAAATATACATTTCGGCAAATCGAAGTTCAAAACTGTTCTAACTTGTTGTACATCTATACCACGTGACGTTACATTTGAAGATATGAGAACACGATGTTTACCAGCTTTAAAATCAGTGTACGCTTCATCACGTTTGGTTTTATCCATATTACTATGAATACAGCATACTGGAAATCCATCATTAATCATTGCATCAGTTAAGTCCATAACACGCTTAATACTATTACAGTAGATGATGCATTGCGACATTGAAATTATATTAAAAATGTCCTTTAGTGTTGCATACTTCTGGGTGTCATCGTTAAGGGCGACATAATACTGTTTGATCCCCTCAAGAGTAAGCATTTCAGACTTTACCAAAATACGCACAGGATTGCGCATAAATTTATCTGTAAGAGACTGTAACTCATTCGGCATTGTTGCGCTAAATAGTCCAACCTGAATATCGGCGCTCAAATATTGAAAAATATTATAGATTTGGTCTTTAAAACCGACCGAAAGCATTTCATCTGCCTCGTCTAATACAAGCAAATTAATGTCCTTCGAAATGATGTGATTTCGACGCATCATATCATACACACGTCCTGGGCATCCGACAATTATATGAGGCATGATAGTCTTCAGCTGATGAGCATCCTCGTCCGTTGATGTTCCTCCAATAAGAAGATGAAAACGAATATTTTTAACCATTGACCCAATTGAGGTGATTACATCATAAATCTGTTTAGCAAGTTCACGTGTCGGCGCCAAAATCATCGCCTGGGTTTTATTTATTTCAGTATTTACCTTTTGCAAAACACCAATAGTAAAAACACCCGTTTTACCTGTTCCTGACTGCGCTTGTGCAATAATATCTTTTTTATCAAAAATAGTTAGAAGCGCTTTTCTTTGAATCACACTCGGAGAGTCAAATCCATATGCATAAATTCCTCGCATAAGTTCCTCACTTATAACGCCTTCCAAATCTTCCCATTTATCAAATTCTTTTGGAGTATAATTATCTACAACCGTTACATTGGTCCCGCTCGATGCAATCTCTTCCACATTTTCACTCTCGGGTTTTGAAATAATTTCATTCCTGTTTATATTTAAACCACTATTTTGATTTTGATTTTTATTTTGATTTTCGTTTAGACCATATCCATTACCATTATCATTTCTTGAATTGTTTCTATTAGGACGTCGATTGTCATATCTGTTACTATTACCATTATTATTATTATTATCATAGTTATTTACAAATGAAGCACCTGAGCCTTTATTAGACTCATCATTTCTATATTTGCTTGTAGTATTACTACTATTACCATTATTATTATTATTATATCTATTATTACGATTCATTGGGGGGTATTTTCCGGACATTCTATATTATATATTCTTATACATTTAAGTATTTATTTATTATTTATTAATTTAATAATATTAAGAAATTAATAAATTTACTAATAGTGATATTAATATTAATAATAATAAATATTAATAATAAAATAGATATAAACAATTGTTAATATATAATATTAGGATTTTATGACTACTACTTCTCCGGTGAAAATTACAAAACAATATAGTATAACAGATTACGAAGACATAACAAATGCCGGGTTTATATGTAATTTGTCGCAAGAAACGTTAGATATAATATCTAAACTATCTGAACAAGTTGGTGCTCCTACATATATTAAAACGCCTATTTTCTTGAAAAAGGAAAACAGATCTATTATTGGTTTAGGAGGAGGTATCGGTAGTGGTAGTGGTAGTGGTATTGGCGGGGTCGGTGGTGGCGGTGGTGGTGGTTTTAAGAAAACGAAAAACAAACCATCTGAAATAACAGATGATGACTGGGATGCTATACGTGCTTTTCAAACGACACAAAAACATGTTAGCGAAGGTATTCAAAAGAATGTAGATAATATTCGAGGATTTTTGAATAAGATTACGGATACGAATGAGGAAGCGATGACGAATGATATTAAGGCGGAAATTTTGCAGTTAATTGAACATGATACACCTAATGAAAATATGATGAAAATTGGATATTCAATTTTTAATATTGCGAGTTCGAACAGTTTTTATTCTTCACTATATGCTAGGTTATTTAAGGCTTTAATGAATGATTATGATATATTTAAAAGGATTTTTGAGGATAATTTTAAAGAATTTATGAATTTGTTTGAGTCGATTGAATTTGTGGACCCTAAGAAAAATTATGATAAATTTTGCGAATATACCAAAACAAATGATAAACGTAGAGCTATGAGTTTATTTGTTGTTAACTTGATGATAAACCATATTATAAGTGAAGATGAAATTATTGAAATTATAAAACAATTACAGGCACTTATTTCAAATTACTTACGTAAACCCGAAAAGTCTAATGAAGTAGAAGAGTTGACTGAAAATTTATTCATTATAATTACTAAATCAAAAAGTTATTTAGGCAAAGGTGAAACTAAGTCTGCTTGGGATGGTATTATTAAAAATATTGAATTTGTTACTATTTTGAAACCAAAGATGAAGGACTATCCTAGTATAACAAATAAAACTATTTTTAAACATATGGATATTTTTGAAGAAATTTCTTCAGCTTAATTTTTATTTATATATGAATTGAATTAGGGGTTAATATATAATAAATTTAAAAATATAAATATTTATATAAACATAATAATAGTAAAGATAGTAAACATCGTTTATTATTATGTTTGAAATTTTAGTCGATAATACAGTAAAGCAAAAAAATAAAAAAGAATGGGAAAGAATTAATAATCTTTGGCTTGAAATTAAAAATAATCATAAGTCTCATAATCCTGATTTATATGATACAGAGTCTGATAATTCCGATGAATGTAGCAAACCTCATAAAGAACTGAAAAGGGCAGATAGTAGTTATGATGAGTTATTATTTGCTCATGACTGCATAATAACAGAAAAGAATGAAATAGAGTGTGATACTCCTATATATGATGGTATAGAAGACTCTAAGACACATTTCACATCATCTTCGATCGACAACGACAACGACAACGACAATGACAACGACAACGATACAGAAAATTCGTATAAAATTACATTAGATGAAATAAAAATGAAGTACACTGTAGAAAATTCATACATGTTAGAAATAGATTATTCAATGAATTATAACATGAAAATGCTAACACATCTTGCTAGTTATTATAATATTATTAAAAATAATAATAACGGACTAGGGGTAGTTGTTTCAAAAAGTAAAGATGATAAATCAAAAAAAACAAAAAAACTTCTTAAACCGGAATTAATAAAAGAAATTATTTTATTTGAAACAAATTATGAAAACCATAGTATTGTATTAAAATTTAGAAAATTGTTAGAAAAAATAGATGCTCTTAAGAAAGATAAGTATTTTTCATCTTTTATTTTATTTTCTTGATTATGGATAACATTTATTGTATTCAAAATATTATTACATAAATAATAATATAAAAATTATTATTGATGTAATATAAATCATAATTACAAAAGTACAATGAGTGTATCGAGTGTGCCTTTAATAAAATCTATTACAGATATAAAATATTGTTTATATATTAACTTGACAACTAGACCAGATAGAAAAGTACACATTGAAGGTCAATTGCGAGGTATTGGTTTAAACCCTACCAGATTTAATGCTATTAAGTTAAAAAATGGTAGAATAGGTTGTAGCATGAGTCATCTAAAGTGTTTACAAATTGCGAAGAATAATAATTGGCCATATGTTATGATTTGCGAAGATGATTTATTAATTTTAAACAATGAAACATTTGTAAACCATATTAATAGATTTTTTAGAATGCATGGTAACGACTCTGCAGATAGTAAGTGGAATGTCTTGTTACTTGCTGGAAATAATGTACCTCCTTATAAAAAAATAGATGACACTTGTATTCAGGTATCCCATTGTCAAACTACTACAGGTTATATTGTAAAAAGGGACTACTATGATATTTTGATGGATAATATAAGAATAGGTATAGAAAATTTAATGAAAACACCCGACCAACATATTATCTATGCTATTGATAAATTTTGGATAAAGTTGCAAAAACAGCACACATGGTATATGCTTGCTCCTATCGTTGCTGTTCAAAGAGAGGACTATAGTGACATTGAAGAAAGAAAAACAAACTATGAAAATATTATGAAGGATATAGACAAACCACATTATGTTCACCAGCAAAATCATATACAACAAAAACAACAAGACAAAGCTTCTCTTTTATCTAAATTACCTTCAATGACGCCAGCATCAGCATCAGCATCAACCTCAACATCAGCATCACATATGTCATTATTACTACGAAAGTAATTACACATTGTGTGTCACATGTCAAATATCACGCGTTTCTAATTTTATTCCAACTTTTTGGACACATGTCGCTTGTATCATGCTGTGATAACTGTAGTCCGAACCATTTTTCGGGGTAACATATAACTTTGTCATGGTTGTTGTTAAAATATGCTGCCCACCAACTAAAACTACTATTTGCGATTATATTATGTTGACAACAACTCATTAATAATAGTTGTCGCCAATCTTCCATTTTAGGATCACCGCCTCTTTCAAATTCCAGTTCTTGTTCTTGTTTATGCTCCAGCAAATATTCCATACACCCAGCCTTTATTTTCTCAACTTTATTGTTTATTTCATCAATATCTTCTTCCTCACAAAAATATAAAATCGTCCATTTTGTTTTATTCCGCATTTTATTTAAAATAAATTTTATACTATTTATATAATATTTGTCGTCAAGAATCGGATGACAGTTTTGCAGAGTCTTATAGTCACCCATTCGAAAATGAACCGATATTATATTACTTTTCTCATACTTTTTGTAATATGTATTTCTAACTTCTAGTCTCGACTCATCTAACCCTATATATCGAGCAATATTTTTATATTCTTTATCAAAATATTTGTAACTCTGAAAGTAACCATATAACATTATATCGTCATGTTTTTTTATTACCTCAGGCAATATTTGTATTTTATTATACTTAAACTCCTTCTCTTTATAAACATGATACTTCATTTTTTTTATATCAATAATTGACGTATTCTTATTTAACTCTTTCAACAAACTATCCCAATATGTATCACTTCTTTTATCTGTTTCTAATTTATTTTTTGGAAAATTAAAGCTTGTTTTCAATTCTATTGAAAGCGCCATTGTAGTGTAAATTTGAAATAATTGATTACCCAGCCCTCCCATAATAATACATGATATCATATGTGTACTTTTTAGTTGATATTTTTATACGTAATATAATGTATATATTTTAAAATATTATATTTAATTATTTATAACCTATAATTATTTATAATCTATAATTATTTATAATCTATAATTATTTATAATCTATAATTAATTAAATATATAAATTTAATATGTATAGTTATTATAATGGTGCGTTCAAGGCTTGTTCCAAGTATTAATTATATAGAATTAAAATCATTAGATCCTTCGGATACACAGGAACATAATTATAAAGCCCCTTTATATGAAGCCTCTGTTTTAGGTATTAATACAATTATAAGTATAGGTAATATTAAAAACACATATATATCGCAAAATATTGTATACTATCCAATTTACCTTATTAAAAATGATAAGGTATTATCACAAATCGGTGTATATGAAATGTTTCAATCAGATATTCCTTTATTATTAGATGATGCTGGTGATATAAATCTAGAAAAAGCTCCTTCACCTTTATTATATTCATTTGTTAAAAAATCGCTCATTCAACAAGCAGTGTATATACCTGAAAACCCCGAAGCGGCAAAGGAGCATACTAAAAAATCCAGTAAAGCATTAGGAATTAAAAGTAAACAGCTTTCTCTCGAATCTCTTGAGTCTCAATTTGATAAAGTAGCAGTACCAGACTTTGATAAAGGACGTAAAGACGAAGACGAACGCGACGAAGCTTTACAGGCGGCTATTCGTGCATCTCTTGAACCGGTTCGTTTATCTGATGTTCCTTTAAAAAGGAAAAATATTCCTGTTCAAAATCTCGAACAATCTATCGCTGAAAATAAAGCATACCGTCCAACCAAAGATGAACCATGGGTACAGTCATACTATCATAATAATAACTTTAAAGTAGTTAGAAACCAAGGTGGAGGCGACTGTTTGTTTATGGCCATTTGTCAGGCATTTCTTTCTATCGAGCCTGATAGTGACATAAGTGTTATTCAGTTACGGCGAATGCTCGCAGCTGTTTTGACTGAAAGCCAGTTTTCCGATTATAGAGAAAGATATGAAATGTTTTCAAAGACATTAAAAGAATTACGCGACGAAAATACAAAGTTGTCAACTGATAATGAAGAATTAGCACAAAGGGCAACACAACCTGGTCTAACATTGTCAGACAAAACAGCACTAAAACTACAGGCCGATGCAAATAAACAGAGACACCATGATATAGTAGAAGAAATTCAATTATATAAAGAATACATACGCAGTGTTTATTTCATGAAAGGTGTAAAAACTGTTGAAGCATTGAGAGATATGATAAGAAAAGGTGAAATGACTAGTGAATATTGGGGCGATGAATGGGCTATTGCGACATTAGAACTTATTTTAAATGTTAAATTTATTGTTTTATCACATCGAGACTATTTAGAAAACGATAGAAAACCATATACGCAGTCAAATGTTATTATATGTGGAAGTAATATAGATAAAACAAGATATAAGGAAATAGATACGCTTCTCAAAGAAGATAAGAATCCAGGGGCTATGAAAGCTACGGAAGTTATGGGAGCTACGGAAGCAACAGATGCGAGAGATAAATCGAAATTGAGAGAATTAGAAGTTAGTAACCCAGACTACTATATTATCCTCTCACATACAGGATTACATTACGAGTTAGTTACATATCGGGATACAGCTATATTTACTTTCCCAGAAATTCCATTTTGTGTTAAACTTCAAATTGCAAATAGATGTATTGAGTCTTCTGCTGGGAACCTTGAATCGTTTTCAGGTACATATCAAAAAATACCACAATTTGTTCTTTTTTATCAACATGAATTAGGTCTAGGAGATATAGGAAAAGGTTCAGGTGCTGGTTTTGACCAAGGTGGAGGTGCTTCTGCAAACCATGTTCTTACTGCAAATCCCCATTTTGACCCATCTATTGTTTTAATTTATCATGCTAAATCTACAGACGAATTACCTGGTCATGCTCAGGGTGACCATGTATCAAACAAAAATAAATCAGCTTTTATTTCTCTTATAGCTTCAGGTAAAGGTAAAAATAATTGGCGTAAAAAAATATCGAATGAATGGTGTGAGCCTTTTACATTAGACGGGCATAGGTGGCTTTCTGTGGAGCATTATTATCAGGCGAATAAGTTTTTAAAACGGCATCCTGAATTTTATTTGTTATTTACGATGGATGCAAATAAAAAGAGTAAATACTACGACGAGACTTCTATATTATCGCGCATTTCTCAAGATGTAGATTTAGCAAAAGTTGCTGGTAAGAAAGTACCGAAAACTATAATTGATGATAAAAAAGTTATTCTTCGTCCAGATGATGTTGATATAGATTCGGAGTTCTTTAATGGGCGCAATACTCGCGTTCTTGAAGATGGAACTATGGCGAAATTTGACCAAAATGAAGACCTTGCTAAAATTCTTCTTATGACAAATAATGCAAAATTAATAAACTATGTGTTCTCAAAACAACCAACAGTATCGATACATTTAATGCGTGTCCGTTCTAAGTTAAGAACAAAAAAAGGAGGTGTAAATGTATTTGAAACTGTTCACGATAGAGACCGATAGACACTGATAAATAAAAATATTTAATAACTGTTATTTTAAGGTATTTAAAAAAATATAGTATTATATTAGTAATAAATATACTACTATATTAATACAAATGGAAGTAGAAGAACAAGTGGGTGCAACTGTAAAGGTAAAGGCCGATGATTATAATTTTTTAAAAATGATGCAACTTACTGATAAAAATTATAATAAGATTAGAAAAGTTAACAAGCAACAGCTTTCTAAAAATTCTAATAATCCCAGACAGTCTGAAATAAATAATCAAATACAAATTTTATATGATGAGATAGATAATGAGTTTAATAGTTTTAAGTTAAATACCTCGTCGTCTTGTTTTAAACATAAAATAATAAAGTTAGATAAAAGTAACATGGTTTTACATCAATCAATATTTAAAAGTACATATGTTCCTACCAAGATTGCGGACTATATTAAAGAAAATGCAACAATTCTATTAGAATATAGTTGTGACCTAGGTAATGGAAAGAATGTTACAGTGAAATTTATATTATTCGATAGTAGCCATTATGAGCTAAATAATATTAGAAAAAAAAGTGCTTCATATTTTAAATATTGTGTATTAAAAATATATATATGGTTAAAACTGTTGTCAAAATATTCTAGCATTGAATGTGGGAAAAATTTAGAGTGTTTTATTTATTTAACACCATTTAAACGGAAACTTCCTAGTTGTTCGGGCGTTGAAGCAGCATCTAATGTGTATCACTATAATGATTCACCGGAGAATGAATTAGATGAAGATGAAGATAAAGAAAATATGTATGGAGCTGGAAATAAAAAAGGTAATGTAATCGGTGCTTCTCATGTGAATGGTGGAGTATCTGATGTATGTCAAACGGATGGTCGAATTGTTGTATATAGAAGGGAAGAATGGTTTAAGGTATTAATTCATGAAACTATGCATAACTATGGTTTGGATTTTTCCACATTAAATATATCAAGTGCAAATAAAAAGTTACAGTCTATTTTTGCAATACAAACCGATATAAAAATATTCGAGTCATACTGTGAAATTTGGGCTAGGATTATGAATGTATTTTTCGAATCATATTTCGAAATGAATAGATACAATCGTACATTATTTAGGCCTTCTTTGACTACTAGAAAAAAATTCATAAATAATATACACAATCAACATTTTGTTTCTCTTAAAAATGGACACAAACATGTTGGTACAGACAAAAAAGAAAGATTTTTAAATATTTTTTATGATAACATTCAACATGAATCTGTTTTTTCTATATTCCAATGTGTAAAAGTTTTGAACTTTATGGGACTTGACTATAATATTATATCAAACTGTAATGATGCAAATTACGTTATAGTTAAAAAATTATATAAAGAACAAACAAACGTATTTGCTTACTATATTATTGTAGCCGTTTTAATCGCAAACTTTAATAATTTTATTCTATGGTGTATCGATAATAATACAAATTTATTTAATTTTAAAAAGGAAAATGCTTCGGTTGATAGTTTCGTTATGTTTATTTCTAAAAATTATAAAAATAATGATTTATTAAAGATGATTGTTGGTTTGGAAAAAAGGTTAGGAAATAGAGCACAAAATGATGAAATATTATTAACTACTATGCGTATGACTGTTGTTGGAGGAAACAGGTGATGGAGTTTGTGATGTTTAAACATATTCAAATGTACAGTTTTCTCTTTTTATTTTATTTTTTCTCCATTCTATAGATGCATCTATAAAATCTATGTGATATGAGTGTATTGTATTTGTATTTTGCAATATTTTAGTATGTGCGATGGAGCAAACACACTGTTGTGTTTTTTGTTGTTTTGCTTGGTTTCTAGTAAAGGCCATATTTCTTGGGCGCTATGAATCGGAATACTACAATTATAGTTTTATAATTATTAATCAATTTCTTTATATAAAAAATTGATGAATATAATATAACAATAAACATAATATAAACAAGACTCAAATAATATCTAAAAACAGACATTAGGACAAAAAGGTAAGAAATGGGAATTCGCATGTTGAACAAGTTTCTTCAAGACAAATGCAAGTCATCTATATCGCGTATAAATTTATCAGAATTATCTGGAAAGAAAGTTGCTGTTGACATAAGTATATACCTGTATAAGTTTCTTAGTGACAATGTTTTGTTAGAAAATTTATATTTAATGATTTCCATTTTCCGAGAACATAATATAATACCGATTTTCGTATTTGACGGCAAACCACCGGTTGAAAAAAATGATACAATAGCGTTTAGGAAAAAAACAAAAAGAAATGCGCGTGAGGAGTACTATCGTTTGAAGCAAATACTAGATGATATCGAATCAGATGCAGGTGTTGTATCGGATAGTGATAGTAATACTATTGTAGAATTAGATGAAGAAACGACAATTAGTATTCCATCAAAAAGTGTCGATATTCGATTGATGATGGATAAGTTAAAGAAAAAATTTGTGATTCTTAAGTCGGACCATATTCAAAATGCAAAAACATTATTGCAAGCTTATGGTATGACATATATTGAGTCTCCTGGTGAGGCTGATATGCTTTGTGCGAAGCTTGTCTCGAAAAATATAGTATATGCGTGTCTTAGTGAAGATACGGACATGTTTGTGTACGGGTGTTCTCGTGTACTTCGTTATTTAAGTTTAACATCTTCCACAGCAATTTTATACGACTTTCAGGAAATTATAAAAACTTTGGATATGACTACATATGAATTTAGACAACTTTGTATTATATATGGATGCGACTACTTACCAAAAAATGAAAAACAAAATTATAAAAACATGACTATATTTAACTCATATAAGATGTTTAAAAGTTACAAAGAATATTATACTAATATAGTTGGTAGTGAAAATGATAATGATATTATAAATAGTTCTGAAAAATTTATCGAAACGGTAGACGATAATCCCGACTTTTATAAGTGGTTGTTGAGTCAAAATAACAATATGTCTTCATATATTAATGAAGCATCTAAAATTATAGATTTGTTTGATATTTCATCTTATGATAATTTAGAACTTTATGATAATGTGAAAATAATGAATGGCCCAATTGACAGAAAACGATTAATTGAAGTTATGCAAAAAGAAAACTTCATATTTATTGATTGATTGATTGACTAATTGATTGAAAATATATATAAAAATAATATATATATATTATATAACATGAAATTCGGTCATATTGTTCACGAAGTCGGTCATGTTGTTCATGAAGGTCTTGAAATCACTAGCCATCTTGGCGGTGCTGTAGGAAATGCTAGTTCTACCATTTTGGATGCCGGTGCAGCGATTCATGATTTCCAACACCACGATTATGTCGGAGGTATTATCGAAACTGGCGAAACTATCTATCACGGTGTCGAAACTTATGGCGATGGAGTTTCAGGTGATTGGGTTTAAATATTTTTTTACTTTACTTAGAAGTTCTTAAAAAATGACATAGTATTGTATGTCATTTTTTTATTTGTTTTTTATTTTTGATTTTTAGTTATTTTTATTTATTATTTTTAGTTTTAGTTTTGATTTTGATTTTGATTTTTTAGTTATTTTTGTTTATTGTATGAGAGCAAAGATTAATACTATGGTTACTTAAGAAGAAGCGACAGCGACAGCAGGAGTAGCCTTAGCAAAGTGGGGAGACATGTACTTCTGAAGATTGAAGTAGGTAAGCTCCTCATCCTTCTTCAATTGAAGGAGAGAACGAAGCTTGGTATCAGGGTTAATCTTGCGACCATTCTCCTTATCCTGAAGACTGTGAGTACGGATATATGCGTTAATCTCACGAGTCACCTCAGTACGAGCCCACTCAGTTCCGACGGGCTTTCCAAGAAAGTTGGCCAACTCCTTGGAAATCAGAGTAGGCTTGACGAAGCCAGAAGGAGCACGGTTGCCGGACTTGCGCTTACGCTTGGAAATCTTCTGAGCGGCGCGCATCTCACGAGCAACATGGCGCTCCAAAGTGCGGAAGTCACTGCGAAGGGTAGACAGACCAGAGCTCAAAGTCTGAAGCTTGGAACCAAAGTCACTAAACAAAGTAGAAAGAGATGATGCCTCAAGAGCACTGCCCTCGGTGTGGGCATCAGTTGAAGTAGCAGCAACGGGAGCAGGGGCAGGAGTTACAGGAGCATCAGTCTTGGGAGTCTTGGGAGCCTTAGTAGGCTTGGAAGCAGGAGCAGCCTCCTTAGAAGGAGTAGCAGCAGCAGGAACGGGAGTGGGAGCGGGCGCCGAAGCAGTAGAGGAGGTTTTCTTAGCCATCTTGTAGTTGGTATACATTACTATGTGAGGTCTTTTTAAGTATTTTTAGACAATATATATTATATTGATTTATATGTCTCAAAAAATGTCCTCTATTATCGTCTAAAAATAATTAATATATAATGCGTTTTTTTTTAAGTTAATATTCTTAAGGAATATATACAACTGCATCATATAACCAGGGCATAGCATCGCGAGCAGGTTGACTAACTAACGTAAGAGCAGATAAAACGTAAAATGTTCCCAATGTCTTATTATCTATATCTATTGCCGATTTTACAAGATTTTCTATTATTTGCACATTATACTTTACTAGCGTTTCAATCGAAAGGTTAATAAGTGAAGCATTATTCACTACATTTGTAAAATAAGGAGTTCCCAAAAATGGAGTACCATGTGGAGGACATATCTCCTGTTTCTTCGCCGCTGTCAATAACGCTCTGTAGTTCCAAATGTCCACCAACTCTCTCGCAAATCTTATATGTAAATTTCTAGAAAGGTCACTAAACCACTCCGAGTTCGCATAGTTACCATACGAATTCATCGTCTGAAATAATTCCAATATTTTTAACTCCATTCTTTTAGCTGGATCCATTACCTCATTCTTTAACTCTATTTCTATTGGGATTTTTAATGCCTTTGATATCCTTATCATACTTGATACATTTTCTTTTACTTTATTATCAAATTCGCTCCTATTATACGGATTCTTCGCCCTCAATCCCTCTTTCTGTATTAAATTGTATAATGAAACAATATTAAAACCATATACAAAATCATCATCATCGCGATAACTATAAAATTGGGTCGTAGGTATCTCTATCATATCATCCATTGTAAAAAAATCTGTATCATTTGTACATATCTTACGGTCTATTAACGCTGGACCCTGTAACCTATGCAACTTTCTATGTAGAAAACCTCTAAATACCTTTTGTATTTTTAACGGACCAACCGAATTCTTACAATACTCATATAACCTCTTCGTCAAATCATCCTTGTTACCACCTTTCGATATCTTATACTTCGTGCACAACTTCTTTAACTCATCCATCTTATATTTCACTAAAAGCAAATTATTATAACTATTAATAGACAACTCTTCTGGTTTCTTTACCACTTTAACCGTATTTACTTTACCACGGTCTTCATATTTATCATTCAAAATTTCCGTTTTAGCATTTAGTTTTATATTCGTTTTAGAATTTGATTTTAACCCTTTCTCACGCTTCTCATGCTTCTCTACCTTTTTATCTTCTATACTATTAGTTAACGTTTCACCCTCCATCGTCCCCCCTATCACCCCTGTTGCTCCTTCATCCTGAAAACTTACTGATACAATTATCTCATTCACACCATTTATGTGACTACCAATAATCATTGACATTCTCTTGTATGTATGTATGTTATGTACGCGTACGTGTATATGTATTCTTATATATTAACAATATTTTTTTAATATCTTATTGTACAATACATTTACGATAATTATAATAATGCGATGTTGTTTGTTCTGCATGACACTATCATCATACGGTACTATAACGATATATAACTATAAGATATATTACTACTTTTACAATATTTGCAAAATATTTTTAAAAAACTATTTCTACATACAGTTTTCATTTTCGAATTATCATTTATAACTCACCGAATTTCCCAAAACAGAAAATTGAAGACACCATAGACCTTAATATTATATAGCACGAACAATCAGTTACAAAGCCAATCCACAAACCAACAATACAATGTCAGCTCAATCAGCCAACAAGTCCTCAAGCAAATCATCCGCTCCCAAGGAGATCATCTCCGGCGAGACTTTCAATTCCGACAAGGATATCAAATACTCCAAGCCCAAGGTTAATGCCTCCGGTGGTAAGAGTGTTGGAATTCTCAATTCTACCACCAACGGTGCAACTTATGTGTCTACTCCTCTCATGATGACGTGGGGTGTTTCGGCATTCGAAGACAAGAAAACAGGTGATAAGTCGTACAGCATGTCGCTCCAGTTTCCCGGCGAGGAATACAATACTCCCGCTATCGCTAAGTTCCGCGCAAATATCGTCAAGTTCGAGGAGAAAATCAAGGCAGACGCTCTCGCAAACCAAAAGGAATGGTTCGGAAAGTCGACCATGACCAAAGACCACATCGACATGTTCTGGACTCCTATTCTCAAGTTCGCCAAGGGTGAAAACGGAGAGCCTGACCACAACAAGAACCCAACTCTCAATGTCAAGATGCCCATCTGGGAGGGCGTATGGAACGTCGAGCTGTTTGACCCACAGTCTCGCAAAATCTTCCCTGACTCTGCAAACGAACACGTCACTCCTGTCGACTTGATTGCAAAGGGTTCTCATGTCGCTGTCGTTCTCCAATGCGGTGGTGTATGGTTCGCCGGTGGTAAATTCGGAGTCACATGGAAGCTGTTTCAAGCAGTCGTCAAGCCCAAGACAACTCTTCGCGGCAAGTGTCACATTCAGCTCTCTGGCGATGACAAGAAGCTTGTAGAGACGCAAGAACTTGATACTGTCAGCGATGACGATGTTCCTGTTACTCAAACCGAGGATTCCGATGGAGAAGAAGAAGAGGAGGAAGAGAGCCACGGTCCTACAAGAGTTGCATCATCTCCTGCACCGGCTCCCGCGCCCGCGCCCGCTCCTGCGCCTGCTCCAGTACAAGCAGCCAGTGAAGAGTCAGGGACCAAGAAGGTTGTGAAGAAGATTGTCAAGAAGTAAAACAAACATAAGAACCACGGTTCACATACAGATGTAGACAGTAAACAACTAAAAACTAAACGGTTACATGAAACATACAGGTAAGTGAATATAAATGTGAACATCACTTTAACATGTAATAAATTATAAAATAACTAACACATTTTCATATGCAGGTACCATATTTTTTTATGTGATTTCGATTATGAAAACATATAAAAATTAAAACTAAAGCTAAAACTAAAACTAAAATTATAATTTGTACTTAACCTTTGCATATTCAGCATACTTTTTACCAAAGGTGTTTTCTAATAATAAAATATAGCTTTTAATAACTTCAATATATGATACATTATTTTTTTCTACCATACTTAACAGTTTTGTAAAACCTTGTATTAACTCTTGTATAACTTTATCATGCATGGTGTTGCGTTGTTGTTGTTGTCGTCGTCTTAAAACGAAAGATAACATTCTTATAATACTTTTAAAAAAAGTTATGTAGTCCTGATTTTTATCGCTATACCCTTTATATTTGCGCAACTCTCCATCCCCATAGTCTATAATTTTTGCACAATAAGGATTCGCCAAAGAAACAGGTTCAATAAGAAAAATAGAGTCAGTATCAAGTGTTTTGTGTAATATATTATTATCAATCATCTTTTTTATACCAACAATAATATTTGTAAGAAGGCTAAATAAAATACTGGGTTCTGGTATTGTTTTTTCATCTTTTTGTATATTAAAAACATTTTTCAAGTAGTATGTTAAGTTATGATTACCTGAAAATGCGATATTAAAAACGAAGAATTCGTCTATTTTGTAGTTTGGTTTTGTTAAAGAACATTGTTGAAAGTCGGTAGGTACATGTTTATCTTCTAATTCAAAGGCATCTATTAACAAGCTGTGAAATAACCCTTTTGGATCTATATCTTTCATTTTTTTAAGAATTTTATACTCATGTCTGTATTCACTAAATGCATTATTCTTAAGAACTACTTTTGAAACAATATTTTTGTCATGTTTTTCAGAATTTTTGGCAGTAAGTTCAGGTCGAAAAGCACAACCAAAGTTTCCCTGTCCTATAAGTGAACCGCCTACTAATGTTTTATATTTACTTCTACGCGTAGTTTTATGTAAAGCTCTACTATTTTTATTTGATTTATATTTTTTACTTTTATGATTTTTATATGTTTTTCTCATAACTGAGCAGAAAGTATTGTATATATTACAATATTACTTTATTTTTTATCTATCGTAATTTCTTTTCCAAGATTTTTTATTATTTTTTTCTCATAATTGTTATAGTTTTCAATAGGTTCACATATGGAACGCATCATTGTTAGGTACTCCAGTTGCTTTCTTTCCGTATCCATCCAGTCAGGATTATCTATTGCCCATTGCTGCAAAGCTGTACGCTCCTTATCGGCTATTTTTACAATCGTATTTTTCATCATGTCGTGACTGTCGTCTTTCAACCACTTGTCTTCATCTTTTATATACATGATATCACGTTTTATATCCGTGCAATGAATAGGACGTTTATAAATGTCCAATTCTTTTAGTCCTTTTATTAAAACATCTGTTATACCGCGTGATATACCATTGGTTTTTGAGAATAGTAAGTCTTCCAATGTTATTTTCAGAGAATCTATAAAATCTGATATGTTTAATGCGTCCTTACATTGCTCATTCAAAAATACATTAAGGTTAAAATTATTATTCATTGTATTATTAGTTGTGTTATTTGTATTATTAGTTATGTTACCGATTTTTGGTATTATACTATTTAATTGCTCTTGTTGTCCTTTTATTATTTTCATCATTTCTTTATTATCATTTATCAATTCTATAAACATATGTTTAGTTATAATTATCTTATTGTCTGAACATATTACATCTTCAGTAGATTCATATGTTTCTTTATTATCTTGCTCGACATGTAGCGAAGAATGACCGGGTGTGTTGATAGCGATACATGTTCGCTTATGCCGCGCTAGACCTGGGCGATACTTGTAACTACTACCACATATGCAGCTAAAAATTTGCTCTCCCTTATTTGGCGTTTTATTGGTACCATTGATTACCATTTTATGTTTCATGGTCAGCAGATGTCTTTCATAGTCACTTTGTTTAGAGCATATAAAGTCACATATTTTGCACACAAAATGTGGCGTTTTTTTGGCGTTTTTTTGATTACCCAAATCCATTTATATATGGTACATATAAAAACGCCTAAACCCTTTTCATATAATATATAAAAAAGTTGAAAAAAATATGGTAACAAAATAATCAACTTAAAAATGGGATTTAGAGCATTATGCTCTGAGTGATGAAATCAATGTTTTTTTTATATTTCTACCCCCGGTTTTCAAAAATGGACATTTATAAATGTCCAATTTTCAAAAAGGGGCTCCGAGAGTTGAAATTTCAATACATCATCACTCTTTCGGCGTCCGCCCTCCCTTTTTGCGGAGGTTACCTTTATGTTCTAAAATTGTAAAAATAATATTATACAAACAAGAGCATTATCTAGGGAGCATAAGTTTTGCATATTATTTATAAAAGATGGTGGCGAAATGTGGAAAGTAGTTTTTGGGTAAATAGGGATATGTATTTTTAGGGGATGTTTTTAATAAATTTTGTGATAGTTTTGGGAGGTTTTTCGGATGATGGTCAAAAAGTGTGGATGTTGTTTATAGACTTATGATACTTATAAAAATATGAGATGTTACAGATTCGTGAGAAATGCGGAAATTCATTGTATAATAATTCAAAACTGTACTTACTCGCAAAATATTAACTTTTTATTATATATAAGTATAGTTACTAACATATAATATATAATATGGTTTCATGTATAGAATTGACAAATTATGGTATAGTTATTAGAATATTATTGACTATTATATTATTTTTTATTTTGTATTCACTTATGAAGGGAGGTAATAATTTTTGTAATAAATATTTTTTAGTAATATTAGCGATACTATTATTGTTATTAGACTGCTTTGATTTAATCCCAGATTTATATTACTATTACTATAAACCTAATTCTAGTGAGGCAAAATGCGTATATGAGTTATCGCCTGAGGCGAAGTTAAATAATTATAATCACGGTAAAAAAAACTATGATACATTATATTATAATATAGTAGATAAATGCGCTGATACACTATCTTATATTCTTGCATACTTTGTTTTTAACTTAAATAATATATTCTTATATTTTTTATTATACAGAATGATAGGTATAGGATTATATATTTATACGCAAAACTCTAGATGGTTAATATTGTTTTTTGACTTCATGAAAGAATATTTAATATACTATTTTCTTGCAAAGAATGACTTATCATATATATGGTTATTTATAATGTTAAAAATTTATTTTGAAATTAATCTTCATTCCTACTAGGTAACTTTTTACTATATATCATGCTGATATAACATATAGTAAAACAATATAAAATCATTAACAAAGTTCTATGTTAACAATTACAGACGACTTCTCTGCAATGTCATACATATTTTTAGAATTTATTATCGGTATTCCTGCGCCAGATAACACATATGTCTGATTATTTTTTATGTACAATGCCGCAGCGTTTATTATAAATTTTTTACCACCTATTTCAAATTCAATGCATTGTTTTTCTAATAAATCTAAAATCCTCATACGAATGTCTATGTATATATCGTTATTTGAGTCTATGTATATATGAGAAGGCGTTGTTGGAATACAGCGCACAATTAGGTCAACCGATGTATTATCTGTCTTCCCTAACTTATAGTACAACTCCGTATGCCATAGGGGAATATAAAACTTCTTCTCATCGTGCTCTAATACATATATGTTATTCTCCCCCATCAAATCATCCAATGACACAGAAATAACAACCATATTATCAAGAGCCATCTTATTTCTCATGATTTTCTCGAACAACTCTAATTTTTCAACACTTATATGAAACGCCTTATGGTATGTCGTTATAATTTCATATATATTATATGCAGCTTCTTTGTCTAAATCCTCAAACATTTTAATAGATAACTCTTGACAATCCTCTACTATTATTTTTATTAATGTGTTTATAGTTAAAGATGTATTCTCCTGTGATATAACTGTCATCTTTTGCAGCAACGATTGGATAAAAATACGAAATATCGACATATAACTATCTGAACCTCCGTTATCCCCACCGCTTCCATTATTATCTCCCCCATTAAACATATGAGATGTTACAGGTTCGTGAGAAATGTCGAAATTCAATAAATATAAATATGCATTGTTTACTTCCTTGAAAATTTCACAAGATTCTTCACTATTTTCGTTTTTATCAGGATGATGCTTAAGAGCTAGTAACCTATAATTCTTTTTTAACTCGTCTAATGTATAATTATATTTTAGATTTAATAATTCACGCGCTTTCTGTGCTTTTTTTATATCCATTTACGATTGTTATTAGATTATACATGTAATTTTCTAAGTGATAAATCGGTCTATAATTATTATTATAATATTGAAAAAATATATTTGTTTTTAATAAAATATTAGACATACTACTTTCACTAACTAAGTTATCACGTATTAATGCTGTCAAAATATACCATATACACTCATTTATGTCTAATTCATATATTAATATATCATACAAAATATCGCGAAATTTTAAGAACTCTATTTTATCAGGGTTCTTTATATTTTCTATTATAGCATTACAAATACATTCATGCGGATTTGTTAATGAACTTATATGCGTTATAACATTCTTTATATTAGATATATTCGAAATATTTGCAATTTTTAATTGGTCATTCGTTACCATTTTTGTAGAAAAACATCTATTATAATTTGAAATCTTAGGACGCGGAATACTTATTATTTGGGCATTGTTAATTATATTATCTGGTATAAAACTGATATTTTCTGATATAATTATAAAAATAAGCTTTATCTTATTTAAAGACTGAGACTGCATATAACTATAGAATATATCCAATAATTCGCTATGTATTTTATGAAAATATTTACATAATATTATACCATGCGTATTTGCTCTCGTGGATACAACATCGTTTATCTGATTATAAATATCATTCCACAAAATTTTTGAATTACACCCCAACAATGACATGTCAACCTCAAAATGAATATCACTCATCTTTATTATACAATTCTCCTTGTTTGAATTTATAGTAAGACGTTTTTCATATTTTAATTCACTATTACTGTACCTCTTTATACACGATAATGCTTGTGTATATTTTCCAATACCCTTTGGACCATAAAAAATAAGATTTTTTAAATTTTCAACCTTTGACGGAAATCCTTCATATAATTTATTCAACTTGGGATGAAGAGAACACTTGTTATTCGAAGAAATATAATCGTCAAAATGCGTTTCTAGAAATTTCATCATTTGGAACTACTATTATGATAAAAGTTAATACTATTTTAATTTTATACTTTAGATTTAAATTGTATTTCAATAAATATGTATTTTATTAAAATAGAATACATAAGAAATACTTAAATATATAATCATAATTACAGTAGAGTAAATAGATATATACTTTAAAATATTTTAAATATTTAATAAATGAAACTTATCGACACAAAACCAGAAAATTTTAATTCAAGTTACATATATTTTAATGAACCAATCCAAAATACAATTATAAATGAAAGCCGATTCATAAGAATACTATACTCAACGCCAAATATTATATTTAATGGTATAAATATTTTATTAAAAATAAATATAGATGGTTTAGATAAGCAGTACAATAAAAATATTATATACTACAGTGTTGATAAAAATTTAGAAACAATAAATAATATAAAAAATATAGAACATATTATTTTAAAAAAATATTCATCAGATAAAATACCTGCATATAACTTGGAAGCACAAGTGAATACAGGAGTATTAAAGTTATTCTCAGACTCTAATGATAAGAAAAAGAATATAGACGTTATCATAAAAATATCAGGACTATGGGAAGATAATACTTCATATGGTATAACATATAAATTTTTGTCTGTTTTGTAATATTTAGTATATATGGATTAGAATTTAATTATAAATATAATAAGTAATAATACATTATTTATTATATTCAAAAGTAATAAATGAAAAATTTGTTGATCACCGGAGGTTGTGGTTTTATAGGTTCAAATTACATAAATTATATTTTCAATAAATATGATGACTTTAATATCGTAAATATAGATGCAATGTATTATTGTGCTTCGGAAAATAATGTAGACATCGATATTAGAAACTCTGAGCGTTATAGACTAATTAAGGGAAACTTATGTTCGTACGACTTAATATACCATATTATTTCAAACTATAAAATAGATTATGTTATACATTTTGCAGCACAAAGTCATGTCCAAAATTCTTTCGAAGATGCTCTTCAATACACGAAAGATAATATTGTAGGAACTCACAACTTACTAGAAGCTTCTAGAAAATATGGGAAAATTAAAAAGTTTATACATGTATCTACGGATGAAGTATATGGAGAGTCAATGATAGATCATAATGAAAGTAAAAAAACAGAAGAAAGTATATTATGTCCAACAAATCCTTACGCTGCAACAAAGGCAAGTGCTGAACTTATTGCACAATCCTATTATTATTCATTTAATATGCCCATTATCATAACAAGAGGTAACAACGTATATGGACCTAACCAGTATCCTGAAAAAATAATACCGAAATTTATAAAACTTTTGAATGAAGATAAAAAAGTAACAATACAAGGGGATGGTTCTAATGTGCGTGCTTTTATTCATGTTTCTGATGTAGTAAAGGCGTTTGATATAATTCTTGAAAAGGGTGTTATCGGGGAAATATATAATATTGGCTCAGATGACAATGAAGAGTATACAGTCAAATATGTTGCTGAAATGTTAATTAAGAAAATAAAAAAAACGGATAACTATAGCGAATATATAGAATATATCATCGACCGACCATTTAATGACAAGCGATATTACATAAGTAATGAAAAAATAAAGAACCTTGGGTGGGATATAACCGAAAACTTTGATGAAGGGATTGATGCTCTAGTTAAAATGTACAATAATTAATAATAATAAATATATAACTTACGCAAAAATATGAATTAAAACTAAAATTATAAACTATATAATAAATAAAATACTATGAAAGTTTTATTATATGGTAGAAATGGATGGATTGGGCAAAAGGTATATGATTTATTGGTACAAGGAGGGCATGAAGTTGTAGTAGGCGATGCAAGAGCTGAAGACAGTAATGCCCTTGAAGAAGAAATAAAACGCGTCAACCCTACAAACATAATTTCTACAATCGGAAGAACACGTGGACTGATAGATGGTGTGAACTATACTACAATAGATTACCTAGAGCAAAAGGGAAAACTACGAGAAAATATTAGAGATAACTTGTATTCTCCGACGATTCTTGCTCTTATTTCTAATAAGTTTGGTATACATTATGCGTATTTGGGGACAGGATGTATATTTACATATGATGATGAACATCCTTATGAAGAAGAACTGAATGGATTTAAAGAATATTCTAAACCTAATTTTTTCGGGTCATCATATTCTATTGTAAAGGGGTATACAGATATTATTATGAAAATGTTTGACAACGTACTCAATGTACGCATTAGAATGCCGATTACGGATGAAATAAACTCACGTAATTTTATAACAAAAATTACAACATATAAGAAGATATGTTCAATACATAATTCGATGACGGTTCTTCCTGAATTATTGCCGATTATGATTGACATGTGTGACAAAAAGATAACAGGTACAGTGAATATGACAAACCCTGGTTTAATAAGTCACAATGAGATTTTGGAAATGTATAGAGAAATAGTTGATAAAGATTTTAAATGGGATAATTTTAGTATAGAAGAACAGAGACAGATATTGGCTAGCGAGAGGTCAAATAATTTTCTAGATACATCAAGACTTGAGTCGCTTTATAAAGTAAAGAATATCAAAGATTCGGTAAGAGATATTCTATATAAAATGAAAGAGACACAAGAGAAGCGTGAGATTTGAGTTAATTCATAAATTATTAATAATAAATAATAGATTATTATTAACTAAAGTAACAAAATTTTAAAGGTTTACAAGAATTTAAAAACAAGTTGAAAATAGACGCAATATGACTTCCATAATACCAACAGTTAAAATATTAAGAACAAATAATACAACACTCAAATATAAAGTTCCAATAGAAGGTTTACTTAATGTGCCTACAGTGGTACTAATACAGTTTAAGTTTCCTTGTAAGTAGCTATATATAAGAACGAGTTGAAAGAAAATTAGAATACCGGAATAGTTCGAAAATTTATAATATTCGGGGTCTACTTGATACGTGTTAATCATTTTAGAAAATGAAATAGACTGGCGAATTATAACAAACAATATAATAAATAGAGCAAGTATTTGGAAGAAACTCGGGTACAAACTGGAACATGATGGAGTATTTTTAACTTTAAAGTAGTACGAAACCACGGCCATTAAAAGACCGAAAAGAGCTATACTTGTAAAAATATATCCAACTAATGTTGCAAATGCTGGACCTTGGTCGTCACCCATGCTAAGAGATGTAAAAACCATCTTAATAATAATTCCAACAAATGCTAAAAGAATACAAATATTAATTAAATAATAAACTGTCTTAAATCTATAGTTAACTTTATCAATTGGTGAAAAGTTTGCAGTGGGACTATTATTTTGCATTTTATAATTTATGGAACAGAGTATACTATAAATTATATTATTATTTTTTTTACCAGAAATAACAATTATATATACAATAAAATATCATATAAAAATAAATTCTATATGTTATATTATATAATAATATATTTTACTATATAAATGAACGGGCAAAATAGAAACACATATACAGAACACCCTCTAATAGCACGTGAACAGACATTTTACTTGGATAGAAAATTAGTAACCATTCATTCAGAAGATAGAGATGTTTGTGCATGGCCGAATTCGGCACATTTTGAAATAACTCTTCCACAGCCATTAACAAATGTCCAGTCAATAAGGTTAATCGAGACAAACTTTCCATCAATTAATGATGTTTTTACGACAATAAAACAGAATACAAAGATGTCATTTAGTGTTACAATATCTGGAAATACATATTTTTTACAAATTCTTATTGAACAGGGGTTATATTCTCCATTACAAATGGCGAATGAACTTACAAACTGTATGAATAATGCTGTATCAAAACTTGTTACACCAGGATATACTAACTTTACAATTATATATAATGAAGTAAATCAGAAATTATGGTTTGGTAATAAACAAGACCCTTTTACTTTATTATGTGATAAAATAGAACAGTATTATGACCCTAGCAATAATGAGTATACAAACTGTCAAGTTCTTCCTCCGAATGAAATAATTTATTGTAGAAATACAAAATGGGGGCTTCCATATTTTTTAGGATTTAACAAAGAACCATATATTGCTACACAAACACCTATTTCTGTACCACTCAACTATGATTATAGAAATGCTACTTTTGACCCTTTTTACAACTGGTTGCCTGCGGGTGGATACTATATATTACCTCCTAATGTTATAAACACTTTAGGAGAAACTGTGTTTTACTTGGACATGTTTGAATATAATCAGATGGATGAGCTTCAACCTTATCCTAGAAGAGTAAATTCTACTAAAAATAATACTTATGGAGGTAGAGTGAATTCAGCATTTGCAAAAATACCATTTTTAGGTGTTCCTGTTTCACAATTCTTTGACTCTAGAAATTCACTTCTACAAAATTTTTCACAGTTTTATCCACCACTTGAAAGGATTTCAAAATTAAAATTTAGATTTCGATATCATAATGGAAACTTGGTTAATTTTAGTAATAACGATTTTAGTTTTACTCTAGAAATTGACTGTTATCGCGATGAAATCGCTCGTGAGTTGAAGCTACGTGTTCCGGCTCAATATAATATGTAGGGGAACAAAAATAAAGTACATTTGGATAATAATAATTTTGTATATGTAAAAATAATACAAAATTATTTTATTTAATAAGTTTACATTCATGCCTGTCCTTGTGCTTGTAATAAAGCTTGAGACAAACCTTGTACTTTTGCCTTAGAGTCACCAGAGTCGCCGGAGTCGGCATTATTAATTTTTTGTTTTTTTGTTACTTTATTTAATGTTTTATCGGACTTACGTATTGTTTTCTTTGAACGTTTCGATTTTTTTCTATTTTTACCACCTGTACTTATTGTAGACTTATCTGGATCCTGTGCAATAGGTGGGAAAGGTGGTGGTGGAGGTGGAGGTGGTGGAGGTGGCAGTTGGACTAGAGGCATCGTGGGGTTTTGTAGTGCTTCTTCGGGTGACGGTGCTGCTGCTGCATCTGGTGTTGCTGCAGGTGCCGGTACAGGTTGCATTGCATCAGAATCGAAGGGACTACTTGAAATATTGTTATAGTCAGGTGGAGGTATTTGTAGTGCTGCGTCTGGCGTTGCTGGGAAAGGCTGCATTGCATCAGAACCGACGGGACTTGGTTGAGGTGGAGGTGGAGGTGGAAGCGAAGGTGCTTGAGAAGTATCAGCCTGAGAAACATCTTTTAAAGGCTGGTCTATAGCAGATGATTGCGCTTGTTGTTGTTCCAGTGATTCGGGCGATGCTGTGGATGCAGCGGATAACATGTCGGAATTATTATTATTATCGGGTGCCGGTTGAGCGGTAGGGGAAGCAGGAGGAGTATCGTCTTGAGATGAACCAAATAAAGTACTAAAAAGACTTTTTTCTTTTACTGGTTTGGTTGGAGAAGATTCACCAGTGGTCTGCACTTCTGATTGCATTTGGTTATACTTATCTTTTAACTCATTAAGTTGTTTTGCCTTATCGGATAATTGTATAATACCGGTTGTTAACTCTTCACATAATTTTGATATATTAGCTTCTAGTTTTTGATTACTTACTTTTTTTTCTCTTGATGATAAAAAGTCTAATAAGCCCATATTATATATTACTGTATAAAATATTATTAAATAATATATAAATAATATATATATTTCGAAATAATTTGAATTATTAAATAACAATACTATTTATATTTTGTAAGTTTTTTGTATCCACTCAATAATATTAAACATAGAACATGTTTTATAATCTTCAGTAAATCCCTTAAGTTTTAAAAATGTAGGATTTTTCATTTCAGGTGTTTTGTAAAATATATAGTCTCCATATTTCCCATTTCTAATACTTATATCATCAGTTATTTTTCTAACCATCCCTTTTACTAGTAATTTACTTCCTATGCTTACACTACCACCACCTTCATCCTCATCACAGTCACCATTCATATTTTCAACTTGTGACTGAATTTGCGTTTTAGACGTTTCGATTATTTTAACAATCTCATGATACGCAATAGTACTAGGGTTCTTATTTTTTGGAAACAATCCCGATAAAGACTTCTTTTGTTCTCCCCACACAAAATATAATCCATATTTACCTCTTTTTAATATAATTTCATTACTATCATATATACCAAGCTTTATACCTCCCATGTCAATATTTCCCTTTTCGTCTATTACATCTGCTAATTCATATTCTCCTCTTTTTAATTTCGCTACATCTATATCTTTCTTAACACTTTTATATTCTATCTTTTTTTTACCATCATCATCAACTGTTGTATGTTTGATAACTGGACCCTTACTTCCAACCATATATACATGATTCTCACCGATATTAACGGTGTCCTTTTGTATATTTTTATCTTTTAATGCAGATGTTAATTGTTTGACATTATCTAAACAAAACATACATGTTTCAGTATATAAAATATCACCCTTTGCTATTTTATCTAAATCATCTTCCATTTTTTTTGTAAAGTTATATTCAAATAGAGTATTAAAGTGTTGGACTATGAATTCCATTACAATACTACCCAACGGTTGTATTACTAATTTATTTTTTTCATTGCCGAACTCTCGCTCGGTAGGCATTTCAAGTAACTCATCGGGCAGCAATTCAAAGTCGGTACATTTAACCTTTTTACCCAAAACATCGCCCTTTTCTACATATCCCCTTTTTTGTATTTTTTCTATAAGGGATGAAAATGTTGATGGACGCCCAATACCCTTTTCTTCTAATATTTTTATAAGACCAGCCTCTGTATAGTGCGATTTCAATTCATTCATGGTAACAGTTGATTTAATTTTATTATAAGGAATAGTACAATTTTTTTTAATATTTTGTAAATAATTGTAATTGGGATTTTCTTTTTCATAACCATCTACCGCTTTCCACCCAGGGAACTCAATTAGTTCAGTTGTGTATTTATATTCATTGCTTTCTGGTGCAGTTAGACAAGCTGTTATTGTAACACCTGTTGCATTCGACATACAGCTTTCGACAGCATTAGTCCATATTAGTTTATACAATTTTTGTTCACGCGCAGTAAAAGTATCCGGAATTTTTAATGTAGAGATATTTGTTGGGCGAATTGCTTCATGTGCTTCTTGTGCTTTAACGCCTTTATCGTCGGAACCTTTACTTGTTTTACCCGTTTTACCCGTTTTAGTTTGTTTATCCATATTTGCACCATCGCCACCCGAACTAAACCCCAGAGCAAGATATTGTATATTCGGGTTAATATATTTATCGCTCCATTTTTCAGATATATACCTCTTTGCACTTTCAATAAATTCCGGACTATATGTTTTTGAATCCGTTCGCATATACGTTATAAATGAACTTTCATATAGTTTCTGACAAATCGACATCGTCTCAGAAGGAGAATAGTTATACTCGCTACTTGCTTTCTGTTGTAACGCACTAGTAGTAAAAGGACACGGAGGAGCCTTTGAAGTTTTTTTAGGCGACAATAAAGTATATATATGCTCATGATTTACACTCTCTTCTAAAAACACCTCCACATCTTTAGGGGTATCATATTGTCGACCCAGGGTAAAAGGTAAATTCAGCTTTGTAAAGTATCCCACTGTATTGTATACCATTTTTCCGGGGGAAGCATCGATATCTTTTTGATTATCATATACTAATCTTAGTGCGGGAGTTTGACATCGTCCGGCAGATAAACTGTTCTTAACACTTGAGGCAATATGTGTCCAAAGCTGTGGCGAAATATGATATCCAACCAATAAATCCAATATTTGTCTAGCAAATTGTGCATACACTAAATTCATATTCAATGTTCCGGGAGTACTTACAGCGCGTTCAATAGCAGTCTTTGTTATTTCATGGAAAATAATCCGCGGTGTTGTTTCAACCGGCAACTTAAACATGTCGCAAACATGCCACCCGATCGCCTCCCCCTCGCGATCATCATCCGTAGCAATAATAACATTACCCATACACGATTCTATTTCGCTTTTAATACGGGAAATCTGCTTTGATTTTTCCTCCATACATGAAAACTTCAACTTAAAGTTATCCGTATTAATTGATTTGAGACCATCTAGTGTGCGAAAATGCCCAAATGTTGCTATACATTTATATCCTGGTCCAAGGTATGATTCTATTTTATTACATTTTGCTGGAGATTCTACAATAACCAAAGTTGTCGAACTCGTTTTTACACGTTTAGACATAATGCGTTATGTGTTATGTTATGTTATATGGTATAGAACTAAATGTTTATGTATTTATAAAAGTAATATTAATTATTTCAATTTTAGAAATATAATTAATATTACACGCTTGTTCAATTAAGATGGTTATGGGGATACGGGGGGTGCAGATGAAGCATTTTGCGCTTTGAATTCAGACCATGAAATCTTTTTTACAGCTGGTGGTTTAGAGTGGTCTTTATTTCCGTTTCCATGCGAATGGTCGTATAACTTATTGATATTGTCGGCCTTTTTAATAGCACTATCAATATAAATGCTTTTCAATAATTTACCGACCTCATATGAACCAGTATGCTGGTCTAGCTTTCCATCCTCAATCTGCTTAAGAATGTGAATTAACTGAAAAAGAATATTTAAGTCTATTTCATCCTTTTTTACCTTATTAAAAATATCTGTATAGTTATTAAACAAAAAAGGACACCTAGAGACACAAATATTGTCAAATTGAGCAGGATTACTTTTAGACAATCTTTGATATTCTTTCTTAAGTTTAAGAAGCGTTACAATATCTTCGCTAAGAGGTTTGCTATGTTTCAACTCACGAATATTATTTGTATTATCCGTTACATCATTTGCTCGGATTAGTTTATCTAATTGTAAACGTTCTTGAGGATTCATCGTTATGTACTTAACAATATATTATGTAATATATATATATTTTTAAATTATAACGAGTCTAATTTATAATATCAATAAAATATCAATAAAATATCAATATTTTTAAATGAATTATATATAGAATATATATAGAATATATATAGAATATATATAGAATATAAATGAGCGCAAATGCATTACTACCCCCAACAACAAGTAGCGCTGATGCAACACTACAAGGTGGTATAAAACCACCCATCATAACAATACCTTCCATACCCTTGGTAGCAAGTGGTGGCGATAATTATAATGCTAGAATGGCGGCAACTGAGGCATTAATGAAAACAGGAAATGGGAATCTAGCAGGCGGTGGATACCGTAGACGCCGAAATAATGTAACAAAAGTAATGAAAGGTTGTAGCAACAAAAAGACTAGAAGACATAATAAAAAGAAACGACATAACAAGAGACTATTTAGAGGAGGAAGCAATATTACACCAACTGTCATGGGTAATAAAATCGAACTTCCTGTACCAGGTGGAGCATCTGGTAGTCAGATAGATATATTAAAAACATTAACTGGTGGACTACTAGATGTACAAACAGCAGCAGGAAATATTCCACCACCTATACCTACGGTCGTACAATCAAAATTTTCAGGGGGAGGTGTAAGTAGACGAAGATATATAAGAACAAAATACAGAAGATTAAGATATAAAAAAAGTATAGGTCGACGTGGACGAAGTCGTAGACATTAAAAATATAAATGTAGAATATAAAACGTAAAATATAAAACGTAAAATATAAATGTAAAATATAATAATGTAAAATAATATATTATTATTATATTTTAATATGAAGACCAGCGATTTATTAAATTCAATATTTATTATAGCAGTATTTATAGGTTTATACATTGCAAATATTTTAGCAATAGGAAAAAAGAACATCGAAAAGAACTGGCCGATTTATAGATGTAGTCCTTTAGTAATGCCTTTTGCTAATATATTTGGACACGATACTATGAAAAATTTTACATACTGTATTCAGACGATGCAGACAGATTTTATGGGACCATTTTTGGCTCCTTCGAACTATACAAATGCTGTAGCCGCTGAAAATATAAAGACATCGGTTAAGAATAATACGAATACGATGGGAATGTTTGCTTATATACGAAACACGGTAATGAATAATTTCTCTGGTCTGTATAATGTTTTTGGTAGTCTGGGACTAATATTGCAATATATGATTGAAAAATTAAGAGATATGATGAACAAGATGACTGGTATATATATGGCTACATTTTCTATATTACAGGCTTCTGGTATTACTGCTCAGTCAACATGGGATGCATTACCTGGTAGGTTATTAAGAGCACTGCCTGGGTAATAATGAGATTTTAAATAAATAATATTTAATATAGTAATTCATTATACGATAAAAATGAATTATTATACGATAAAAATGAATTATTATAGGTTATGTATATAGTAATACTAATTTATATATTTAGTATATATGGATTCTGCCGCTATACCAACACCTATAACACAAATAACACCAATAACACCAATATTCAATAAAATAAATGACATATATGTTAAAAGAACATATTTAGAGAGATATGGGGGTTCTGTATTATTCGCAATTTTTGCAATATTGGTTGTTGCTTTTTATTTCGTTTATTTGAATATTCAAAACAATAAAGAAATTGTTAAAAAGGACTGGGCCACCAATAAATGCAGTCCTTTATACATGCCCTTTGCGGGTAATATTATGGAGCCCCAAAATATGAGTAAAATGGAGTATACGATACAAAACTTTTCTGAATGTTCCGAAACAATATTAAAGGATATTATACAGGTTGCTCTTGCACCTATCGAAGCCGCGTCTATTTTAATTAGCGCAAGTGTATCTATTTTGACAGGTGTTACAACAAGTTTAATGGGGGCGATAGCTGGTTTTAGAACTAATGCCCTTCAGACAGAAACTAAAACCGCCGCAGAAAAACAAACTGTATTTTCATCAATATTAACAAAAGTTACCGAAAAGATTAGGGCAGCATTAAAAAAAGGAGAAGGTATTTTAACTACGATTTTTTTTGTATTCTTTTCGGCATATAAAGCAGCGGCATCTGTATTTTATGTTATTTTATGGGGAGAGGCAATAATATTAATAATCATGTATTTCGCTCTATATCTTGCATGGGGAATATATTTACTGCTGATGGCTGGTTTCTTTACTATACCAATAGCGGGGCTTTACTTATGGGTTCCTATAGGACTTACAGTAATCTATGTTGCATTCATGATTATGATTCTAGTTTTAGTCATTTTTACGGCTACGGTAATAGCAAAAACAAAATAAATAGGATTTTTACTATAATGCAAATAAATATAACCTTTAAATTAATAGACTATATTAAAAAATAATTATTTATTTAGGAAATAAATACAATATTATACAATAAAACACAATAAATAATTATTTTTATCTAAGATTTATGTATAAGAAATATGAAAAATATATTTAAATCCAGATTTTCATTAATTGCTATTTGTATAGTACTTGGTATTTTGATTGGTTCTTTCGCATTATGTGGATGTAGCACTAATTACGGATTATTAGAAGGTATGGCGAACGAGGCAGAAAATGCGAAGAAGAGAAAAATTACAGAAGGAGCAACAGGAGACACTAATTTAACAACTGTTAGCGAAAGTGGTCCACCTCTTCTTAATCCCGAGACAATTGTAAATGATGCTACCCAACCGGTTGATGTGATAAAAGTTGCAGACCAGGTATCAGCGTATGGTAAAGAATTAGAAAAGAAAGATGGTAACAATGCTATGTTAAATACATTAGGAAAGGCGCTAAGTTCAATTGTACCTTTTCCAACTATGAATAGTGCTAATACTAATACTGATGGTGATACATTTACGGGTAATAAAGAGAATTTTCAAGTTTCAAGACCTTTAGCTTGGGGACCTATTAAGGATACTGAAAGTGAAGATGTCAATTTAACCAAATGGGTTTCTGATGCAATGAGGTACTCTAAAGGTATGGGAAATGAAAACAAACTTGATAGTTATCAGTATAACAGTGGTCCCCCTATCCCCCTCCCTGAAGGCGAATTGTTTTTCTTTAAAGATACCAAATTCGATCCATCATGTTGCCCTGGTACTTACAGCAATAGTGTAGGGTGCGCTTGCTTGTCAAAGAAACAGTTCCAGTATTTAACTATGCGTGGTGGAAATAACACTATTCCTAATACTAAGACCTCGTATTATAACGATTTTTAGGTAAGCAAATATTGCTCGATAAGTATTATTTTATATTCATAAAAAAATATAAAATAATCTATTATTCATCTACACACTGCTAATATATTGCTTCTATAGTTAATATTACAAGTACATATTAATTGCTGCTTTACTGAGACCACTTTCATCCTTTTTGATAAGATTATTCACAATATCATTTGTAACAGTGAATGGAAATTCTACAACAAGTATATTATCTTTTTCAAATAAGGTTGTACCTGGTTTGACAAGGCGATACAAATTCAGTTTCTTATATATGATTTCAATACAGCGCTTCAAGTTTCGCACACCATCTTCCTTTTCGGTATAGTTATCAATAATATAGTTCAATGTCGCATCAGGAATAGTAATGTCACCTTCCTTGAAATTTACCTCATAGCGAATCTTGGGAATCAAATATTGTTTTGCAATAACAATCTTGTCCTTAACCTGATAACCCGTTGTTTTAATTTTATACATACGGTCAAGCAAAATCGGATTTACTTTGAGAGGGTCATTGTAACTAAAGATGAAGAGACATTTACTAAGGTCGAAATCAATCTCTGCAAAATATTTATCATGAAACTGCGAATTCTGTGTTGTATCCGTCAAATGTGTCAAAATTCCAATAATCTCCTCGCCTTTAGGCGTTTCACTAATTTTATCCAACTCATCAAAGTAAATCACCGGATTCATCGACTTCGAACGTATCAAAATATCCACAATTTTACCCCATGTACTACCCTCATAAGTATACGAATGTCCCTCCAAATAACTACTATCTGTTGCACCCCCTAACGGGATAAAGGCGAATTCACGGTTCAAAATCTTACTGATTCCCTCTTTCACAAGACTCGTATTATGCGTTACTGTAAAGTCGCCTAGTAAATATTTGTGATTATTATCCAATTCGAATCCATAGTATTTTCCCCATCCGCGCGGTTCTACGGTAATACCCATAATCATACTATCCTTGTTGATAACTCTTTCGGTTTTGGTCATTTTTCTAGGACATTTTACAGGAATACAAGACAAATTATCCCCCGATAGATGTATTCTATGATATGTTCCAGTCCTTTTTTCACCCTTATACATACATGACTTTTCACACTCTTTCATATTTGCCGTAAATCCAAGAGACCTGGCCACAAATAATATATCATCTGCTAAAACTTTATTTTTTTGAATAATATCATATCCCTTAGATTTATCACAATAAGAACCATCGGTGTCAATAATTCCGGCGAGAAGTTCCAGTCGTGTTTGTCTATCATTTGTTTTGTAATCAGCAGGAATGTGTTTATTTCCAATCAACTTATAATCTTTTAATACTTGTAAGAATTTATTTTTGTTATTTCTAGTATCATGTTTGTGCATATCATATGAAATACCATATGTATATTCGGCTCTATGAACCAAATTCAAGTTATATTTTTTAAGTTCTGTTCTCAAATAGTGTAAAATTGTAGCATCCTGATTTGTAATCTCGGATTTGGTCGAAGTACCGTCGCCTAACCAAGCACCAATAATGTAAGGGTCAAAAGGCACCTTTTTGCTAGAAAACTCTACGCCCCTTTTATATCCCTTCAAATTTACACTAATATATTTAGGCAATTTTAATAATGTTTTTACGGGAATTTCAACATAATCGTGCTCAAGTTTCATATCATTTAAGTATCTTGTTGCGTCTTCCAACTCGCAAAATCGTTTGCTATGTTGTTTGTAATCATTTTTATCAAAGTATAATACTTTATATCTAACTCCTCCCGATTTCGTCTTTACCGTCTTTATATTATTCATCCCCGATTGTTTCAAACACATAATGTGCTCAGAATTTACACCATATTTTTCTCCATTTGAATGAACAATATCATACATATCATCTTCGCCTCTACCAAGCGAAGTTACATTTCTACAACTTGAATCATCTCCCATAACTTTATCGCCAACGACAATGTCCTGAACCATTTTAATCGAGCCGTCGTACATCAAAATCGGAGTATCAAGAGCGTGACACTTGCCCGTACCCATGGGACCGTTTATAGCAATTGCCGTGCCCATAGCGGAGGGATTCGCAATCCACTGTCCCAACATTTGCATAATCTGCATCTTTGCATCGTTTAGTCCATATACTGCACCATCTAGAGTTGACTTTGCTGTTTCCATAAACTCGTGACATTTTTCAATTCCATCCGAAATCGTAAGAGGGAGGTTACTATATCTTCCAAACGGTATTTGCATGAAAGTGTCAACCCAGTTTTTGATTTTATAGTATTCACCTGCACCAGGCTCCATGTGTCGCAAATTCGTAATCTTCTTTAGGGCAATTGCTTTGAATGCTTGAGGAATGTCGGACTGTAAGAGTGAAAGACGATACGGTTTGTCGGTAATTGTCAATTTATTCAAATCCTCCAATTCTTTCAAAACCTCGGTTTGCTCTTCGGTCGACAGATGGTCTTTAAAGTATTTCAAATCATTCGTGGAGTTCTTCTTGCGCAACATTTTTTTGAACATCTTTACATGATTTTTTTGCCGATTCTTCATTTTCCTTTCTTCTCTCTCTTTATATTCTTTTTCCTTTTTTACCATAATACCAAATGTCTCCCGCGCAATACTGTCATTTTTATTTAACTTTAGAATCTCTTCCATTTGCGCTTTAATTTTCTGAATAGTCTCAAGTGATTCTGCTCCCACTCCGGTGCTAACAATCGTATTTGTAGAAGACTTTTTGTCCGAACTGTTTTTGTTTTTTGAATCCTTAGAAGTACTTTCAGACTTTGTCTTGTTATGACTATATTTATAACCTTTAATATCACCACTAACTGCATCTTCATCTTCGTCTGGATTATAGTCAGGGTCATCTTCAGAATCATCATCGTCTGAATCATAATCATCCTCTGAATCATACTCCTCATCATCATCATCGTAGTCGGAATCCAAATCTTCTTCAGAGTCATACTCGGAATCATCATCATCGCGGTCACCATGTTTTTTATCATTTACCAAATTAATAACAATATTGAACTTCCCGCTCTGTAACTGTTCTTTTGCAAATTCCCCAAATCCCGCATCTTCGCTACCGTCGCTATAGTCTTCATCCGAACAGTTTGTACTCGTACTCGTGGTATCATCATCATCGTCATCATATTCCTCCTTTGCTCTATCGTCATCTATTGGAGGAGGATTATGAGACCCCCTTTTTTTACTTTTTTCTATAGGCTTACTTTCTTTTGATTTACTCTGTTCGGAAGCAGCTTTTGCCGAACTCCTTGTTACTTTTCTATTTTCATCAACAGCACTTCCAACTCCAACTCCACTATTTGTTTTTTTCTTGGAAGAGTTAGTAGATTTTTTTGTATCTGTTTTAGCCGATTCAACGCTATTGACTTGACCAGAGGCACAAGAAGCTGCCGATAATTGTGAAGGATTGCTATTCTTTTTCTCATTTTCAAGAAGTGAAATACGATTCTTAATATACTTGGAAGGAAACATTTCAGCCAACATTTTCCTATATTCATTCATGTCAAATTTCCCGTCATTTTCTTCTGCAACTGCATCATCATTTTCATTATCACTACTATTATAATTATTATCACCTTCACTATCAGAATCTTTCCCCTTTTTATATTTTCTTTCATCACTTTTTTTCAAATCCTTTGACTTAGTGTCTCCAGTTTTAGCGGAATTTTTCATCTGATTTATAATAGGCATGACAGCGTTACTGAGTTGTATATATATAGATTAATGCTTTTAGATAGCTTCAATTTAATATATATTAATAAAATAAATACTATATAAAAATCATATATTAACACGAGTAATGGTGTAATATTTTACTAATTTTATTATAATTTTGTTATTAGTAAACACTAAACACCATAGAAGAATATTTTGAGAATAAAACTATAAAGATGTTATTTTTAATTTAAAAGATATATTAATTATTATTTTTGTAATTAAGAAAATTGATAAACAATCTAAATATTATTCTATTAATATAAGAAGGAAATGTTTTCTCAAAAGGGTCAATCAAAATTAGCAGTTCAGAATGTATCTTCAATTATTGGAATTCAGTTTAGTATAATGTCTCCCGAAGAAATCAGAAAGTCTTCGGTTGCTCATATTACGGACAGAAATACATATGATAATAATAGACCTGTGGTTGGCGGACCATTTGATTCTCGTATGGGAGTACTTGAACCAGGTTTGATTTGTCCAACCGACGGTTTGGATTATATGCAGACGCCAGGATATTTTGGCCACATTGAATTAGCGCGGCCAGTATTTTATATTCAATATTTAACAACAGTTCGAAAAATTCTCGGTTGCGTTTGTATAAAATGTAGTAAACTTCTTATTAGCAAAGAAACAAATAGTAGATTCATGGATATGAAGCCCGACCAACGTTGGAATAACGTGTTTCAATACTGTAGCAAAATTAAGCGTTGTGGCGAGGATACGCACGATGGATGTGGTTGTCTTCAACCCAAAAGAATCAAAAAACAGGATATGGCGACACTGGTTGCAGAGTGGGAAAATACCGAAGCGGATGAAGGAGCAGAAGGAGAAGCGAAGAAAAATTTGACAATGCATTTGATTCCTGAAGTTGTGATTAAGATTTTCCGCAGAATTTCCGACGAGGATGTGTCGTTTATGGGATTTAGTCCGCAATTTTCAAGACCTGACTGGATGATTTGTCAGGTTCTAGCTGTACCTCCTCCTGCCGTTCGCCCATCGATTAAAATGGATGGACAGCAAAGAAGTGAAGACGATATTAGTCACATTTTGGTAAATATTATTAAGATGAATAAGACACTTCAGGAAAAAATAAACGACAAGTCGCCTCAAAAGGTCATTGATGGATGGCATGATGTCCTCCAATACTACGTTGCGACTCAAATAAATAATAACATACCCGGTGTCGGTCAAGTCGCACAACGGTCAGGAAGACCCCTTAAATCAATTATGGACCGTCTGAATGGAAAGGGTGGTCGTGTCAGAGGGAATTTGATGGGAAAACGTGTTGACTTTTCTGCACGTTCAGTAATTACACCCGACCCAAATTTGTCGATTCGTGAACTGGGAATTCCTCTTAAAATCGCGAAAAATATTACGAAACCGATTACTGTAAATGATTTGAATAAGAGTTTCTTAATAAAGTTAGTGCGGAATGGTCCGGATGAATACCCTGGTGCGAAGATTCTTGAGAAGAAAAATGGGGAGAATATTTCGCTGCGTTATGCTGACCGCGAGAACATACATATTGAAAATGGTGATATTGTTCATAGGCACATCATGGATGGCGATGGTGTTTTGTTTAACCGTCAACCTACACTTCACAGAATGAGTATGATGTGTCATATTGCAAAAGTTATGTTTCAGGGCGATACATTTAGAATGAATGTTGGTGATACTAAACCGTATAATGCGGACTTCGATGGCGATGAAATGAATTTACACATGCCGCAAGACGAGGAGTCTGAGGCGGAGTTAAAGAATTTGGCGGCAGTTCCGTTCCAGATTATCAGTCCGGCAAACAATCAGTCGATTATCGGTATCTTTCAGGACTCGCTACTTGGGTCATACCAGTTTACACGCGTGGGTGTGAAATTTGACAGTCGTGCAGCAATGAACCTTCTAATGGCGCTTCAGACAGTGAATGAGTCGATGTTTAGTAATGTAGATGGAAACCTGTCCAACTTTCAGATACTTTCACAAATTATGCCGCCTATTACATTGAAATATAAGAAAAAAGCATTTGGTGAGAAGGAAGACTACAACACCTCTAATAATGTAGTTGAAATTCGCGATGGACAATATTTGAGAGGTCAACTCGACAAGGCAGTATTGGGTTCGGGAACAAATGGTCTAATCCATCGCACGTGCAATGACTTTAATAATATGACCTCGGCGAAATTTATTGACGATCTCCAAAATATTATTACGGAATATATGAAAGTCAGTTCTTATAGTGTCGGAATTAGCGACTTGATTGCGAATGCTGAGACAAATAATAAAATTGCAGAGGTTATTGTATCCAAAAAAACAGAAGTTAAGGGACTAATTGACCAATTACATATCGGCGTTTTTGATAACAAGACTGGAAAAACAAATGACATTGAATTTGAAAATCAGGTTTCCAATATCTTGAATAAGGCTATTAATGATGCTGGTAAAATTGGTCTCGAGTCGCTGAGCAAGGATAATCGATTTGTTACAATGGTGAATTCTGGTTCAAAGGGTACAGATATCAATATTTCGCAAATGACGTCTTGTTTGGGACAACAGGCTATTGAAGGAAAACGCATTCCATATGGTTTTGAGAGCAGAACATTGCCGCATTTTACCAAATACGATGACTCACCAGATGCTCGTGGGTTTGTCGAGAGTTCGTTTATTAGTGGATTGCGTCCTGAGGAGTTGTTCTTTCATGCTATGGCTGGTCGTATTGGTCTGATTGACACCGCTGTAAAGTCGGTTACATGGGAAACACCGATTGTAGTGGTAGAAAACAACGAACCCAAATATGTAAAAATTGGTGAATGGATTGATGGGCATATGGAAAAGTCGGGAAGAATTCAACATATGGAGGAAAAAAATATGGAATATCTTGAAATAGACCATGATGTTACGATTTCAACTATGGATTATAATGGAAATATGTCGTGGGGTAATATTACAGCAGTAACTCGTCATGACCCCGGAAATGTACTATATAAGATTACTACACATGGAGGAAGAAGTGTGATTGTTACAGAAAATAAGTCATTACTGGTATGGAAACCCGAATTGAATCAATTTCTCGAAGAATATACCGAAAAAATTAATGTAGGTGATTATGTTCCTGTTGCTAAGAACATATGTAAATATGATAACAAAAATATTGAATTAGATTTAAAATATACTTATGATATCGGAGTTAAAGAAGGAGTACATATAGCTAATCATGATAACATTATAAACATTCCTGAATACGCATATATTGGTAACATTGAATATGTAAGGGGTATATTATGTGGATATTTATCTACGGTTGGTAATATTTCAACTGATGAAGCGATAATAGAATGTTCATCTAATAATATTCGTCTTATTGAAGATTTGGCATTTATGTGTTCTCGTTTGGGAATTTACGCCGATATTAAAAATGAAGTAGTTGAATCAAAAATATCTGCTTCATTGATAATAAGTGGAATTGACTGTAAGAAATTTTCAGAGCAGGTAACACTTCTTCATCCTGAAAAAAATAACAAAATGAAGTCGATTGTTTGGAAAGATAAATTAGACAAAGTTGTTGTTAAAAATGATGTTATATTGGATGAAATTGTTTCAATTGAAAAGGTAGACCCTGCGCTTCACCCCAAAATGTATGACTTGACAATTCCCAAAACTCTCAATTTTGGACTAGCAAATGGTCTTCAAGTACGCGATACGTCAACTACTGGATATATTCAGAGACGGTTAATCAAGGGACTGGAAGATTTGAAAGTTGGATATGATATGACTGTACGAAACAACAAAGAACGTATTATACAATTTGCATATGGAGATGATGGTGTAGATACGGTAAAGGTGGAGAATCAGTCGATACCACTTGTATCGATGACGCTGGATGAAATATATGCGCACTACTATGTATCAACGAACGACGACAAGGATAGTGTATTAATGACAGTATTTACAAAGACGGCAGTGACTAGGATGAAGAAAAGTGTAAAGGAGTTGGAAATGAAGACTAAGTATTATACGGATATGATGATAACAAAGCGTGATGAAATTGTTAAGAATGTATTTAAGATGCGTGACAACAAAAATGTTCATTTGCCCGTGTGTTTTACACACATCATCAATAATGTCCAGGGAATGCAACATATCACCAAGAACTCCATG